GAGCGGTTCTTTACCATTCTCCAGGGTTCTTTTGTCATAACTTAGTTAAGATTGATTTCTTACCACCTTTTACTGGAGCACTTGGGTTGGGTCCATCTAATACTCCAGGTTGCCTTCTGTTAACTACTTTAGGAACTACGGTTCTGAATACTTCATCACAGAATGGTAAGTAGATTTCCAATCGTGAAGCTAACATACAAAGGTTCTTTCTTAATTCATCTATTAATCCACCTGGTTGCATTGCTTGAGAAAGTGTTTTCCATAGGGAACTTGTAGCATCTGCCAAGGTATCATAATATTGCACTTCAGTAGGCCCAGTAGTGATTTGTTTTATCCTATCACCTCGGGCAAGTTCTGGTTTAGAAGTACCATCACCAGTTTGTTCTTTGGTAGAAGTTAATTGACTTAGGTATTCTGAAGTACTTGTTAATAGATTAAGTATCTTCACATTGAGAAAGTCCCATGCTGCCAATTCCATTATTAATTGGTTTTCTAGTGCTTCATACCATAATTCATCAGTATACTTATCTGCAGGAATTTGGTGATTTACTAGAGGACCAATATAATATTGCCATTTGGTGATGTAGATAGATTTATCTTCCCTGGTCATTCCCTCTGATATCTCTGAAGGAATATAGTGGTCGATTAAGTTATATATTGTATCGGCTAATGCCGTATGACCATAATCACAAACTACCAGAGTCTTATCTACGGTGATATCTAAACCATTCGAGTTGGTTACATGTAGGGTTACTGTATAGAAACCGGGAGTTTCATAAGAATAGGAAACATGTCTTCCACCATTGAAAACCTCTCCCTTATCATCGCCAAAGTCCCAGTCAAAAATGGATTTGGCCGGGACTTTGGATATGACTCTGAATGAAACTTCCAGACCTGACGTAACGTACAAAAAGTCCAGATTGTTATTCATATTAGTCTGTCTTATGTAATTTTCATATATTACCCTTTAGAAGAGGATTCGAATTCTTCCAGCAAAGCCTGAATAAGTGTTTCTACTGTATCATCTTTCTCGGCAACGATTTCATGAAGACCTGCTACCAGTTTCAGTTCTTCCAGGGAATAGCCCTTTGCAAGTTTTTCAAGAGTCATGCCTTTCTTGAACTGAGCATTCAGTCTCTTATCCAACTTTTCGATGTCGGCCTCTGAATACTTTTCGATTTCTGATTTATCAGCAATGATAATCAGATGGCCAGAGGCAATTGCCTTCTGAATCTTTGGTGCACGGAATTGACGACGAGAGAGTTCCTTGTCTTCTCCTCTACAAATGGTAATACCAGTTGATTGGTCATGAAAACTGTAAGCTCTTGGTCCCACAGTTACTGTATATTTATCTTTAGCCATATTTCCTAAGATTTAAAAATGATTAAAGAGAGGATAGGTCTTTTTAGTTACCTACCCTCTCAGGGAATTTATATAGATGAAACCGGACGTCCCTTATTATTCTAGATTAACCATCAAATATGGGTCTACGGTCATGAACTCGGGGAAACCGAATTCTGAGAACTTCTTGTCAGCAGCCAGCAACAGAGTTGCATCCTGGTACATCTTAGAGAAGCCAGTAGTCAAGCTTGCATAGATTGCCTGAGTCTGGTTAGAAACGATTCTTTCAGATTCAAGCATTAACTGACGAGCAGTAAGCTTAATCAAGGCAGCAGATGTATCAATCAACAGCAACTGTTGGTCGGGTGTACCCGGGTGAATGTAGAAGTCAGCATTCTTGGGAACAGGAGACTTAACATTCAGGGTAGCTTCTGTAGTACCAGAGTGACGATCCTTGAATTCCGGCAAGTTCAGCATTTCGATTGCCTGGTCTTCACCACCAATCATAGTTTGGAAGTTACGTCCCATACGAGCAGCACGTACCCAAATATGCAGAAGGTCTTTGTAAGTGATACCATTAGTTGTTTCGTATACACCGATTACCGGGGCAGACTCAGAGCCATCAGGGTTGTTACCATTGATAGCAACGTCCATAGCCAGAGTATCCAGAGCATAACCCAACTGAACACCAAAATCACGAAGGTAGATTCCCAAGACATCGAGCGAAACATAGTTACGAACTTCATCAGTAAGTTTGAAACCTTTTCCGATTTTGAAGAGGCTAACCGATTTCTGTCCGAAGCTAACATCACCCAATGGGATAGTTTCTGCCTCATTAACCTTTGCAGGAGCAGCATCCGACATGTTAACCATCGGCATGATTGCTTGCAAACCATTGATTGGTTGGTCAGATGCAATGATATTCGGATAGAACGGAGCCTGGCGCATACCCAATGTGATAGCAGCACGAATGATTTCCGGAACAATCCAACGAATATTCTGTTGGGGCATTGTAAAGATGTTCTGCATCGTGTCCACTTTTGGATTGATGCCCATCTTTTCAAAAAGTTCATCTTCTGAAATACCCCATTTACCGGTAACCAATTCTCCAAAAGTTACCTCTACAGGCTTCTTGTCCTGTGAACCGGAACGAACAGCTTCCAAGCTTCTTACCATTTCCGGCAGCTCATTCATAAAATCCTGAGCCTTCAACTTTGTAATATCTATTTTATTTTCCATAACTTCTTTTCTCTTATTTGATGAGTACTTGAATTACCTCATTTGCTTCTTCTGCAGGATTAAGGGCAATGAACTGGGTTGAAGTTGCTTGGTTAGCTTTTACGAATCTACCGTTAAGCAATTCTCCATTGGGAGTTACATAGCCAGCTTCGATATTTCCGTTTGATACCCAGTTACAAATCATGTAACCTTCCATAGCTACTGTTACCTCTACCGGGAAATTTCTTTGAGGTTGATAAGCAGGGTTAACGTTATCCGTTACTGCTACACCCAAATAAACTTGAGTAGCTACATCAGTGCAAGGGTAAATCAAACCTTCTTCATTCAAAGCCACTGGCATACCCTGTACGATTTTCTCTCCAGCTTTAACATTGAAAGCCTGGTGCAATTTGTGTGACTCACTTTTGTAAATCACCGCTCTCGGGGTTCTTTCCCCAAAGAGAGTAAGTTGCTGAGGGTCGTTTACGATTTTAGTTTTTTCCATAACGCGGATTATTTATATTAGTTATTTGATTTTGTTTCGATACAAGTTATCGATTACATTCTTAGTACTCGGAGATTCTGAATTCCGTTGGGTATCAGTACCCTGGGTTCCAGTTTTACCCTCGGTATCATCCTCAGCAATTGAGGAAGCACGGTTGACGTCCTTAGAACCACATTTTGAGCAAGTGAGAGGGAACTTCTCTTCCAAGCGAGCTTGGTAATCCTTGGTCAAGGAAATAAGAGTAGTAATACCAGTAGTCTCGGCATTGAGCATCGTAACGATTGTCTCATCTACCTTATCACCCATTAACTTCTTGTAGGTTTCTACGGCATTTTCACGTAGAGAAGCAATGTGATTCTTTCCTACGGTTGCCATTTCCTTCAAGTTAGCTACTTCGGAATTCAAGTTGGTAATCTGTTCCGTAAGAGAAGTTTTCTCTGTAGTAAGATTATCTACCGAAGTTTGCAATTCGTTTCTGGATGATACCAAAGTCTGAATGCAGGCAATTACATTTTCCTGATTCATCTCTTTACCTTCTTCCAGGGTAAGCATGTTATCCCCAAAAAGGCTTTCAAGAAATTTTTGTAATTCGTTCATGTTATCTTTATTTGAATGATTATCATTGGCATCATTATCATTAAAAGAACCCTGAGTATCGTTCTTTTCTTGATATGATGTTAAATCTGATTTATAATCAGTAAAGAAGTATTGCTTCGATTTATCATCTCTGTATTCTTCATAAGATGCCCAAGTTCTTTTGGCAAAGGTTGGGTTAATGATTTTACCATCCGAACCAATTTTCTGGGCAAATGAATCAGCACCATGTGAAACTAGTGAGGTCTCAAGGTAACGAACAATTTCAGTAACAATTCTACGTACCATAACTCCCTTAGAGTCATAAGTACCCAGTTTCTGATAAAATTCGTTATCTTCCATTTGGGGATGGGATTTATCCCACTTAAATTGTACAGTAACTGAATTACTATGAATTGAAGGAGGTTCCATAAGGATGCCTCTAGCAATTCTTGGGTTTGCCTTACCATCGATTTTCAGAATACCGTTGATACCAGCGGGTATAGTAAAGCTACCGTCTTTATAGGATTCCTGCCACATTACTTGTGATACAGCACCAATAGCATTACCGATGTTGGTTTCATGGTCACAGTTTACTGTTTGACCAAGCAACATCTTCATAGAAGCCTTTAGTACTCCATTCTGACCAAAGTCTGTCGGGTTCCAATTCTTAGATACAATCGTTTCTGAAAGTAATCTGAACATTGGTTCGATAAACTCTTCATCCTTTGGAGTTAATTCCGATTTATCCAGGTTAGGGTAATAGGTATTATAATCTATATCCCCTCCCCAAAATCCAAATTGAGCAATGGTGTCCGGTGTAGGATTCTTCCATTTGTAATAATTCTCGGAGAAAGTCTGGGCTCCCACTGCTTCTGGGATATACCCAGCCATAATGGTATGGCCTTGACCTATCACCATAGAATCAAGATGCTCTTTGTTTTTCTTTATGAATTTACTCATCTTGCTTTAGTATTTTGGTCTCCTCGAGAAGGAGCCGGGTTTGTCTTATCTCTTGACCTACGAGCAGATTGGTTTTTATCATCCTGCCTTTGTTTCTTCTTGGTACCCTCTTGTGGGTCTATATTACCACCCTTAGCAAATTGGTCCTCAAGTGAAACTCTTGGTTCCTTTTCATCTGGTGAATCATAACCCATTGCCCAAGCATATTGCTCTTGGCTAATGATACCTGCCTTATACAATAAGTCAAGGTTCTGTATCTTATACTGAAGACCTTGTTGGATTTTAACTTCATCAGAAACTGTAGAAGTTCCCCAATCAATCTTCATCCCCTTATTATTAAAGCCTGCCAGACGCAGTTCTAGAGAATAAAGTCGGTCCAATACATAAGCTACAAGCATTTGGATATTTTTTAACTGGCTAATCATCTTAGACAGCATTATACCAGTTGCACCTTCACCAGTAGTAGATGATACCCCAATGATAGAGCCATTAACTCCCAACCCATTTGCTACAGATTGTTGGTTCATATTCCAAGGCTTCTCGATATTACCGAGCTCCTTAGTAGTAGAATTTAGTTTGAATTCATGGTCATCTATGTAACCAGCAACTACTCCATCCTTCATACCCTCTTTAACATTACGTTTAAGGATATTAAGTTCATGGTATAATCGGGATTCATAAGCTTTTATACTCTCATTTGGTCTTTGTGGAGATTTCTGCATCTTAGCTTCTAAGAAACCAACCATACCACAAATCTCCATGATATGTTTGAAGTTAACCTTCATATCATTCTGACCCTTGAGAGAATCCAATGCAGGCATAAATGGAGGAACTCCATAAGGTTCATCGGTATCATTGAACATACCAACATAGAAGTAGGTTTCTGGGTTAAGCTTAATGTAATCTTGTTGCTTAACAAAGAAATTTATATTCTTTTGGTAAGGAGCATACACCCCATTTAATTCACGTTTAAACTTGATATGCTCTGGCTTAAGGAATAATACAGTAGCCAAACCATCAAGCTTGTCATTTGGTACGCCTTCTACAGATATTGCCCCACTTACAAGAAGTTGAACAATCATTTTATTAACTAAACCATCTATACCAGCAGTATATCTGGTCCATCCCTTGGTGGCTTTCTTAAGATGTTCTCTCATCTTTGAAGCCTCTTCATCGGTATTATTAGGGAAAGTTACTGTATGACTGGTGTTAGCTAACTTAAACATATCTTGCAATGCAATGCCCATATCAGGATTTACCTTATATAAATCCCGAATTAAAGGTATCACATCAACACGAAAAGAGGGTTCAACTAATTTAGTCAACCCTTGTAATGATGTAATTAAGTTATCGCTATCATCGTCAACTGAAACCCTACCAGGCGAAATCGATGTGGCAGGCTTCTCCTCTTTATTAGAGGATGTACCATTCTTGGGAAGGTCCTTCTTACGTCCCCAACCCCAACTAAAATTGAAGTACTTTTTCATCTTGGTTGTACGATTACGTTAGTTTTTCCTTTCCTTATGTGATTACATATTGCTTTTCCAAAGATATCATCATCGGCATATACATCTCCTTCAAGGTCTACATCTACAGCTGAATTGTTAGCCCTATGTTTACCCATTGCAACAGGTCTACCTAAACCATCATAGATGAAAGTATAAGCTTCTTGTACAAAGAATGGGTCCTTAATGATTACATGATCTAATCGAATATCTTCTTCCAAGTTTTCTATTATCACTGAACGATTCTTTTGGGTGGTTAACCAACCAGGGGATTTATCCATTTCAGGTCTACTTTTACCTTTTTTCTTTAGCATCTTCTGGTAGTAGTAAAGGTTAGGGTAGCCTTCGTCTTGAAGCTTAGAAGTTACTGATAAACCAACGTCATTGGATTCTGGAGCTATTATTGCCCAGTTAAACAACTTCCCAGTATCACCAAGTAACTTAGCATAAGCTCCCACTGCCATTCTTCCCTTATATACTACTTGTTCTTCTCCTAACTTATCCATACAAGTAAATGAAGAGTAGTCAGAAGCTCTACCAGTTGAAACGTCTGCACCAATGAAATATTCTTTATCTGATTCGGGTTCACAGAATTGTCGGTATTGACCATTAAATCTCTTCTTAATAACTGGGTAATCACTAAGGCAGTCTTCGATAGCTTTAATATCGGCTAAATCGAAGACTGTATTACCAGATGATAAGAAGTCACCATCAATTTCTTGTGCAGTTCGTTTTGCTCCCAAAGCAGAAGACATTTGGTTATACCAATTGATATCTCGTTCTGGGTGCATTTGCCAGTATAATCGAATTGGGTTAAAAGGATTACCTCCTGCAATGGCATCTACCCAAGTTGAGTGATAGAAATTACCAACTCCATAGGGAGTGGAATTGACGATGGCAGCTCCACCAGTGGAAAGAGTAGGGAATGCAGCAGCCCAAATTTGAGCAGCCCATCTTACTACTGCTGCCTCGTCAATTACCAGAAGAGAAAGGGATTCCGAACGACCGGCTTCGGATGATGTCGGAATTGATTCAATAAATGACCCATTATCAAATTCTATCATGGAAGCAGAACCGTATTCTCCAGCTCTACCATTGATTATGGGAGTTTGAAGGTACCATGGAAGATTCTTGTACATGAACTTAATCTTCTTAAGCACCTTCTTAGCAGTTGTGTCTTTGATAGAGATAATGTTTATCTTTTTGTTGGGATGGTACATCGCCAACCAAAGACAGTACATTGAAATAAGTTCTGTAATTCCTGCCTGACGGAATTTGAGAATGATATTGAATCGTTGGGCAATGAAATTGTAGAGAACAGATTTCTGAAATGGGTATAAATCGAATCTTACCTTTCCTCTTACTGGATGTATCACATAGCAAAAAAGGCTAAAAAAGAAAACATCACTAGAAACTCGGGATAGGTTTGATAGCTCCTCCCGAGTTAATGTAGTTCTAGTTTCTGAGATAGTCTTTGCCATTACTTAAAAGTTATATGTTATTTGAAATTCGATGTCAGTACCCATCCCTGATTTTATCTTCGGATAGTAAAAGGTATTGACTCCGAATTTGTAATTAAATCTCTTAGTCTTGATTGAAAGACCAGCTCCCATATCGAAGAGATTATTGAAAGGTCTGTATTTGCCATAAACGTATGGACTAAGTGATAACCTTGCAACTTTCTTTCGAGTTAATTGACCTTCATACCAGTTGTAGTTGTACTTATCTAAGTCGATTGGGAATAGTCTAGTTGAATAAGTGTTAGTCTCCTTATTGAACAGACTTAAGTTCAACTTATCTTTCTTCAAAACAATTTGAACCAGGGAATCTTGGTTACTGATAACTGGCTGCCTTAGCATGGAATCAGGAAAGAGAGTTGGCTGCTTATTATCATGAACTAAGATTTTACCTGGTTCAACTTTTTCTGAGTACTTCTTCTCTGGTTTGAAGGGTTTCTCTGTGTATACTGTATCTGGGATTTCATTGACCGCTAGTTCCAGGGAATCAACCTCTCGAGAAAGTTTGTAATTCCTGAAGCAAAGGTAAATAGTAAATCCTAGAAGTACAATAAACAAGGCCTTCTTAAATGTCTTCATACTTGATGAATTTCTTAATCTTACTCTTCAACCAATAGCGTTCTACTGAACTTAAGTTTGACTTAATAATGTGGAACTTGAATTGAAAAGTACGATTGGTTTCAATAATCTCAAAACGTATTGAAGGTAAATTCCGATAGATAACCCGAAAGAACTTAATGATGTTATTAATGTTCAATTCGGTAATTGGGTACTTTGCATTAATCATTCTCATAATTCGGTGTATTAAAGTTTTTCAAATCGAAATAGTCGTACGCTTTAATGATACTATCTATCGGTAATCGCTAAGCGATTACCTTTATCGAACGAAGTGAGATAATATCCAAATATACTACTTACGATATGATATATGAATAGCTATATATACGCAGATAAATATATAGATATATATACGTAGTATATTATATATCTATATATTTCAAGGCACCCCAGAAACTTATATATAAGACTTTATATATAAAGCTGAAACTCAAGGTTTCTTGGTATTTGCCTTTTTGAGGCATTTTTTGAACCAAATACCTATTTCCCCTACTGCCCCTTTGGCAATTGTATACCTTGCCTTGTTAAGCCAGTAATGGTAATCCTTAAAATCACCTTCGAAGGTATCACCATTCTTGTGAAGGTAAATTTTGAATTTATCAGGGAATCCCATAATTGCCTTGAAGTCTTCGATTCCCAAGGGGTATCCATCTGGTCTAAATTGCCTATCTGCAGGTCTGAGAGTTAATGGTGGTTTATCATACTCCAATCGATATACTCCTGGGAGAGTACTCATCTTTGCAGTTTTGATAGGCCACTTCTTTTCATCTTTAAAATCTCTAACCCAGAGTCTATGTATCTTTGCTACTGTAAGATTCTTCTTTTCAGGAAGCTTCCGATAGTCATACATTGCCAGAGTTTTACTCATAAACGGAATCTGGTTAGTATTATTTTCCTGAGAGAATGTGAGTGGTTTAAGTAGATTTCTAGTAATTGTTGGGTTTTTTACTTGAAATACTTCATCAAAAGCATTCAAATATTTCTTACCCGTTTTTCTATGTACTCCAATGATAAGTAATCTCTTTCGTGATAACTGTGAGTTACCGTAGTCAGAAACGCTTCTTTCGTGAAAAATAAGTTTATAGTCTTCAAGAGTTTTTTGAAGATATTCTTTTGGGAGCAAAGATAGCAAACGAGGTAAGTTTTCAATAAGAAATATCTTAGGTTTATAATGTAAGATTGATTGAATTACTAGATTCAGGGATTTATTCTCTTGGGGATTGCCCAATTCTTTTACTTTTGAAAGCCTCATAATAGAAGATGCTCCACAGTCTGGACTTGAAAGTATGATGTCTGGCTTACAATCTGGGAAGGTTTCATCTTTATAATATGGTATACCACCAAAGTTCAATTTCCACTGCTCTAAGCCTTTAGTATAAAATACTCCTCGAGTTTCTATATTAGCTATCAAATTCTTTCTAAAAGGGAACAAAAGGATGCCTGCACCAGCAGACACCCCTAATACTTTTAATTTTTTCATTTCTTGTAGCTTCTCAATTTAATGTACTTAATCCAAGCAAATGGCTTACGGTCTTCCAAGTAACTCAGATTCTTATCATTATTGTGGGCTTCTTCTTCGAAACTTACATCATGATATCTTTCATTCTGTTTATTCCACTTGGCAAAGCACATGATAATTAGGTATTCGATAACATACCAAAGGTAGAAGAATCCAAAAGTCAGAGCCACTACCCACCAAAAGGATATACCGAATGATAACCAGAGTATGATACCAAGTACTAAACCCACTATACTACATTCAATCTGTTGTATCTGATGAATACATTCATGATTGATATCATCAGGTTTACACTCTTCTACTTTGTGTTTGAAGAATGAGTTATACACCAGAGTAATTGCTTTGTAACTGGGGAAAAGAAATACTTTTGCTACCCAGCTGTTAAAATGACATCTTTTCATAATTTATCTTTGAAGTTTTCGTAAGCATTTCTTAGTTTTTGGTCGTAGGCATTCTGGGCATACCCGGGACCATTGTATTTTCTGGCAAAGCCAGCCCAGTCCTTTTCTTTGAGATTACTCAAACAACCAGAGTTTTTCATGAAATAATACATGAGTTCTAGTTGATTTGCATGAGATTCTGACATCTTATGAACGAATTCGAAGACATCTTTACACCCACAAAGATGGTGGTTAAAACCCATAATCTGGAACATACCCCAACTTGCAGACTTCAATGCACATTCTTCGTCAATTTCTTTGGCTAATTCGAGTCTTTTGTACTCGTGTACACCTCCCAAGTACTTCGATTTATCCCATTTAGGGAAGAAAATCGTAGAATATCTCTTACAAAGGTAAGCTAAATCTCTGTCAGGGAATTTCTTATGTACTTCTTTGTACATAATGTGACCCTCAAAGAGGATTTGAGGCCTACCATCAGCTAAAAACCCATCTCTACCTGCTGCTTCTACCAATTGAACAGCTTTCAATAGAGCAGGTTCTAGACCTAAGCGAATAGCAAGGTCTTTAATCATTTCATTTGTTAGTTTATCCATAACTTATCAGTTTTAATGGTTCAATTTTAGTAACAAAAGTATTGCTTATAACCCATTTTTAGGATGTTTCGAGGTTCTATTATCATATATAACTTATAAAATAATGCAATATGGACAAGAAAAATGAATGCCAGATATGTGGCAAACCGATTAATTTAGAGGAATTCTATGAAACTAGAGAGATTCCCCAACTTATGGCAAGAAAACAAGTTTGTTTTCAATGTGCTTTTTGGTTTAATCGATTAGCTTATGATAAAGAGCTTGAGAAAGAGGGTAAAATTGCGGTAATTACTCCAGATTATTCTCACTGGGTAACTAAAATTCCCGGAAATATTTTAATGGTGCCCTCGGCTTTTGGTGGTATTTACCAAACTAAACTCCAACCAGTAAACACTCTGGGAGTTATTGATGAAGACCGAGAGAAACTTTTCATTATCCGTTATAATAACATCGCTCACCAGGGCACTATACCAGAGCATCTAAGAGATGCTTTTAAAGTAAACGGAATATTTCTATCTCCACAGGAATACAAAATGCTAGAGGATTACCGGGGCAATGCCTATGAATTTATAAAAAATAAAATAGATAATGCAATAAATAAGAAATAATTTCGTATATTTGCATAAAGAAAATTCTTAATAAATAAAGATATGAAAAAAGAAAAGAAAGAAATCAAAAAGCTTAAAGAGGGGGATGAGGTTCTCTTCACATTATCTGGAAGACCCATCATTGAGAAAGTTACAGTGGAATCTATTGATAAAAAAGGTGGATTCGCAATGCTCAGTAACCGAGTAAAAGTTGCAAGAACCTTGGGTCCTGATGATACATATCCAAGATTGGATGGGCAAAAGGGAGAAGTTCTTCCACTCACCGAAGAAAATGAAAGAGTATTCCTTGCATATAAGGCCTATTTCTCAATTAAGAGAAACATAGAATTCCTTGATAAGGAGATGAGAAGTATGAAAGATACAGATGCTTTCGATATGATGATTGAATTTGATAAGAAGCTTACCAAGATTATTAACAAATACTTCAAAGAACAATGATGACTACGGTATTAGCGATAATTTACTTGGTATGTTTGCCATTCACGGTATTTTTTGTAAGGGCTTGCTTGGATTATTTACCCTATACTCACAAAATACACTCTCTTATTCTATTCATATCGGTATGGATAGTATTACCTCTATTCCCGATTTACTTATTAATCAAATACCTAAAATATAGATTACTATGAGATACTTTTTTGACAGAGATGGTAATTATGCTGGGTCATCAATGCAAGGGTGGGAGATTCTTCTCCTACTCTTGTTCCCAGTTGCTCTAATAATCTTCCTCGTATTCTTACCTTTCTATGTATTTCATAAATACAGTTCTAGAGAAGAGGATAAAAAATACGAGGAAGAACATCCAGAAATACTAAAAGTAGATTCTTATATTACCTGCTGGTATCCATGGCATAGATATTCTGTTGCATATACCCTTACTTTAATACTCTGGGTAATTGCTTTTATAATTGGGATATTATCTTAATCTCAATATAAGTCTTAGGTTGGAGCTCCCCCCCCCCTAATTTAAGAACTTTATTTTCCATAATGTATAATGTTTTTAGATTGATACTGTTCCTCCTGCACTTGGTACTATAAATGACCCCTTTAATATCCAGGTAGCATCTGATTTAGTATATACAGCTACTCTATCTCCAGTAGTACATTCTATTAGAGAACCAGGTTCTGAGTCATTGGCATGGAATGGAATCTCCATAGTAGCAGTATCAGTTGCTGAGAGACCCCGTAGATACGTATGAACTGAAGATGATGTATTCTGTGGCTTAGCTCCCCTGCCAAAGAGATAGTAGCCTGTATCTGTGGGCAATCCAGAGAGAGTGAATGTAGCCTTTTTCTGAGTTAACTGAGTTACTGGTATACTAAGGTTAGCATCCTCACAGGTTAAGAGGATATACCCTGAACGGTTAGCTCCAGTTTGATTACTCGATAAAGCGGTCAGGGATAACATGTAATGGTTCTCAAGAGTATCACTCATTGGGGCAATGGATACTGAGCACCAATCGGGAGCATTACCCACATCGGGAGTTTTTGGCTTTTTAGACCCATCACTACCCTTTAAATAGGCCATCACAAGGATTTCAGCAGTATTATATTTATCACTACCTAAAGGCAATGTGTTTGAAACCATTTTTATGTATCCACTATAGGTTACACCAGTCTCTTGCTCTTGAGTTACTGTGAGATGGATTTTGTTATCAGAGCCAATTTGGCTAAATATCAGAGTAGTAGACCTTGAGGACCCAGTATTTTCTGAATAGTTAATTTTTACATCTAAGTAACCATCTCCAACGGTAACTCCTCCCCAAATAGCCCAACTTACGGAGGCTGAGCCCAAAGTACAATAGGGTGTAGAGGTTGAAACTACTTTGCCATTTACTATTTTTCTTTTAAGGGAAGTGATACGGTAGGTTATAGTACCACCTTTTGAAGATACAGTATCTGTACCTGTATCTGTAATTGCACGTGCTAGTTTGAATAATGTTTCTTCCATATCTTTATAAGTTTTTGGTTTATAGAAAGAACTTTGATATTGTAATCTACCAGAGGGATAATCCGAAGTCTATGATATTATATAATCAATATAAAGAATTATGAGAAAGTATCAGTATCAGATTTACTACCATACAAGCAGAGGAAGGTACTTCATTAAGATTAGGTATTCCTTCCTGGGATTGGTGTTTTGGCTTACACTTAGAGATAAGTATTCGAGTAATATAGAAACCTTCCTTGATAAGGATAAGGCAATTGAAAGGGCAGAAGATTATTTAAGATATTTATACCTAAAGAGAAAAAATAGTAGGGTGTTAAAGGTTACTGGGAGAATAGATATTACCAGTAGGTTAAAATCAGTGAGGGAGGATTATTAAGATGGTGAAGGTTGAAACAATTAAGGATGATAATGAAAAGAGGATTCTTAAATGCCAAGAGGATAATCGGATTTGGTATCAGATATGGATTACCCAATTGGATATGAATTGTATAGAAAGGTATTTTGATGAGTATGGTGAAGTTAAGAGATGGTGGTTAAGGAATCTTCAACAGTATTATGTTTTCTTTTATGAGAAGAAAGGTGGTAAGGTTCGAGGAGTTCTTGGGAAAGATAGGACTAAGGATTTAATTCGTGCTATACTTTAATTAGTTGCCAGAGACCTAACATCTCTGGCTTCTTTGTGTGTTATGTGAGCATGTGTGGTTGTGGGATATCTGGGTATGCCCTTAATACGAGGAGTGATTTTTGTGTGGTACTAAAAATGTGTATTTGCCTTCAAGGTACCCCTTAATGTGAGGGCTTCGAAAGTTGTGGTACTAAATGGGGAGTACGGTTCCCTTAAATTTAACATTTAAAAATAAAAAGTAAGGGACAAACATTTTTATGTTGTCCCTTTGTTTTCTTAATTATCTACTAAATGATTATTTAAATCTTCTTTAAATTGTTCATTTAAACAATAACATAAGTATAGTAAAAAAGTTTTAAAAGAAAATTTTTTATAAATTGTATATTCAACTTCTTTTAAATAGTTCATGCTTATTTGTTCAATCAATAGAAATTGCTCTACATTAATTAATTGAAAAGTTTGCATGTCAATAATAGTAGATATTATTCTATGATTTGGCTTTAAAAGAATATAAACTACATATAAAGCACTAACAAAAACAGCTAATAAGATAACAAATAAAATTAATAACATAATAATTTTATTTTTATGAGATAAGGAGTAAAATTTTACTCCTTATCTGATTTTGTTTTACTTCATTGATTTTTTCACGATTTCGAGACCTTTTATTAATATCGCTTTCTTTTCTTCTTTTGTATTTTCGCTTGCAATTGAAGAAAAAGAAAAATCGTTTGTTACGTAGACCTGTTTATAAAAGTCTATAAAACCTTCAATTAGTTTTTTATCTGCATTGTTTGCAATCGTTGAAAGAAAATTAAAAGTTACGTTTCTGAACTTTTTGCGTAACGATTTGATTTGCTTTTCGTTTGCACCCTCAAAAAGTTCTTTCTTATAAATTTCTGTTCTTGTCCCTAAAGAAGTTTTAAAAAGACCCGCGTTTTTTTCTTTAATGCTTTTCAATACGTCTAAAGCAATTAAACTATTTGCTTTTACGTTTGCACTTGCTTTTTCTACACTCACTTTGTTAATTTGATTTTTCATAACAAAAATGCTTGAAAGTTTTATTATTTATTATTTTTATTACCTTTTCAAATAGACTTTCAAGACTTTTTAAACTATTCTAATAAGGTAGTATTTGTTTTATTTCTGTATTGCAAATATAAGAACTATTTTTTAATCTACAAAATTTTTAGAAAATTATTTTCTTAAAAAGTTTTAATTAAAAATTCATTCAAATATCGTTTTGTTTTTCTCACATTGCAAAGATACGAACTTTATTTTAATCTACAAACATTTTCAAGAAAAATTTTTGAGAAAATGAATAATTTTATTTTCAAAATTATTTTCTTGAAAAATTCATAAAATAAAAAATATTGTGCACTTAATATTTGCACTTAATTTTGGGGTTCATAAGGGTAATCTTCACACGCCTTGTAGTGGGCATATATGATATGTATATGGGATAATCCTATATGGCTTATGCCTGTCCTCTTGAGAGTGTATTATATACCTGTATATTGAAGGCCATTAATGGACTAAGGTGATAAAGAATTAAGGCCCTTGGGATATATCCCTCTATAAACCTATTAGGTCCTAATTCAATAAGGCCATATAGGGACTATGGTAAGCCTATAGAGATTAGGATAGCCTATAAGGGCTTACTAAGTTAGCGTAAGTAAAAACCCAGAACCTAAGTTAGGCCTGGGTTAATTGGTTAGTATTCGCAAAATTCTCGTTCAAGGTATATATTGAGATCCTTGAAAAGTTTAATGCCAGGTATAGGACCATCCTTTTCTTCGTCCCAGGTATAATATTCGATAGCGGTTTGTTCAATACCTTCGATATCGGTAATGGATATTACCCAGATTTGGTCCGGGATATAGTATTTAATAAAGCCTTGAGTAATGCCCTGGATGATTCCAGGTCCCAGATTAGAGATACCTGTAATGATGTTAGTTAATCGATTTTGTAATTCGTTGAGGTTCCATATGTATATAATATAAATGGGGGCTAGATGCCCCCTTGGGTTAAGTAATTAATCGAAGTATACCTGAAAGGTTATATACTCGATGTTGAAGGTAAAATCGGGTTCAATTTCCTCTGGGTCAGGGATTTCGGATGAGAATTCCATAAGGCAATCATCTGTGTTAAGGTAGATAGATATTTCCTTAGCTTTCGATTGCCTTAGTTCTGGCAATATCAAATCGAATTGTGAAAGTGAATTGGCAATGTAAGATGCCCATGGATAATCCCCAGCGTAATTTACTAAGGTAAGAATGATGAGATTTGAAATTTGATTAATTGTTTTCATATGTTTATATTTAATGTATTAATAAGGGGTACCCTGTTATGGATACCCCTGGGATTAATGATTTAGCAATTGAAAGGAACCGTTACCATGAATACCGTAGTGATTCGCTTTATTAATGGGGCTTGATCCAAGCATGCTTCTGGGTCATAGGGAAAGATATCCCGTAAGCATTCAAGGCAAGTGATTTCCGCAGTGTCATCGTTATCGAAAGCTTCGGGATCATTGATAGTGAAAATTAATATGTGTACCCCAGCATCATCGTTATCGATAGTTTGGAGGGATACTAGAGTAAGGTAGTCAGGGATAATTGTTTTGTTTTGAAGTTCCTCTAGATAAGGAGTAATGAATTCCCTGATGCCTTGGGGATAGGAAGGATAAGCCTTAGGGGCTGCAATTAATGATAAATTAATTCTCTTTGCAAAATTAAATTTAGTGTTTAAAATACTTGTTTTCATACGTCTATTATTTAAAATGTTATTATTACCAATGCAAATATAAATATATTATATTATATATGCAATAACCTCAATTGCCTTGTGGGGTCCTTAATAGCTTTGAAGGTTAAATTGCCTTTATCCCCCTAAATCCCCAGGGGCCATGAATGGAGATTGCCTTTTACCTTTCCCTACTTAATGCTTATTATATAATATAATACCTTAATGGCTCTTGGCAACTAAGGCAATTTAGGTACCCCTAAATCACAAAATTGTCCTAGAATACAAAAGTTAATGCTAATATAAATACTAATCAAATAACTTACAGAGTTACTAGAAATATTACCTAAATATGCCCCTTGAAAGCCTTAAATCCTATAAACCTTTTAGCCTTGAAACCTAATAATTTTAATTGCCTAATCACAAATCCTATTGCCTAATCCCAGTACTTATTATATAATATATACTAATATAAATGGCTCTTAGGGGTAGGGGATTTAGGGGCCCCTAATGGTCGGATTTTGTGTACCTTTTAGGCCTTTTTGTGATTGCCTTTAAAGTGTGTGGTAGTAGAGCTGGAGAGCTATATAGTATAGTGAGTTGAGTGGCTTTGTATAGTAAGGTAAGTTTGCCTAACCTTGTTTGCCTAAATCCCCAAAACCCCCGGCGGGGTACCTTGATATGTATTGGGATATATTGATTATGTATTATATGATTGGTATGTAGTATAATAAAAGAGTATATGTGTATTGGGTATTTATTATATGTACCTTAGTTAGCGCTATTAAGATTTTCTTTTATATTTTTGTGTTGGGTGGGGGAGGTATGGGTTATAGGTGGGTTAATATAATCCTATATGTGTAGGATACTAGAATTAGTGATGAGGTGTATAGGGTTAGGATTATTAGCTGTGAGATGATATACCTTATTTTGTTTGTTGGGTGGGTATGCTTGTGGGCTTGGTAGATATCCTCATTTCGTATTAGGATGAGGATAGTTCCTACGGATAGGATTATTCGGATTATGTGATAGATGATGTTCATGGTAGTGATATTATATCGATTATGGTTATATCTGTTAGTGGGATTTGTAATATTTCTCTTATCTGTAATCTTATGTGTTCGGAGTGGAGGTGGTTGTTGTTTATCTCTTGGTTGGGGTACCTTAGGTATTGGTTAAGTTCCTCAGTTCTATATGGGATTACCATTTCCTCTGTGAATCCCTCTGTGTATTCCTTAGTGTGTCCTGGTACCTCGAAAGATACCAGGAATTTTCCCTTTGTTAGCATGGCTCTAGTTCGTTGGTTAATAATCTTATATCAGTTAAGTGATTCATATATTCCTCTTCTGAGGATATGTCAAGGCATTTGCATGCTATGTAGTGACCATATATCGATATACCTGATTCATAGCCTTGGTCTTCGTTTAGGAAGTTGGCTAAAGGTATCTTGTCTACTGAGCATATCTTCTGATGACCTGGTAAGGTTTCTGAATCTGTATATCCTACAAAGTCATAAGTATCGGTATTATCGGTCATGGTAGAGAATATTTCGATTAGCCAGTTAAAGTCTTCTAGAGGTACTCTGTCTAGCCATTCCCATCCGATTGGATATTGGTTTACTGTTATGATTGGTTCCATGATGTTAATTGAGTTGAGGGTTAAACATTTGTTTTGGTTGGACTAATAGGCAGCAATGAGAATAACCTGCTTCATCGAGGATTCCCAGTATAAAATATCGATTGGTATCTCTGGGAATTTCGAAATAGAAAGCTGGTTTCATGTCGCCATCTATGAATGTAAAAACTATCTGAGTGTTTTCTAGTAACCCATTTAGTTGTACATGAGAAAGGTAGTTATAGATAGCTTCCCTTTGATTTCTTGGGTTTTTATCCCATGAGATGAGCATATCGTCATACCAATTTGGATTATCGCATAGCTTTTTAAGTTGTTGTTGAATATACGGTGTCATGATTTGAAGTAATAATATAAGTCCTCGATTAGTTTATCCTGTTCTTCCCATATAGTATCTGATACTACGTATTCTGATACGAAATAGTTATAGAAAGGCCCAAATAGTATTTTTAATACTATGTCCTTGAGTTCGATATTGAGTTGTTCCTCTTCTTCGGTAGAACTGGGTTTGATTGCCTGAAGTTCTGCCTTATAGGATGCCGTAACGGCATCCTTTAGGGTCTGAATATATTCTGGGTTAGTTTCCTTGAGAATACTTAATTGTGATTTGAGTTCTTTACTTATCATGGGGCTTAGCGATTATGGATATGAATCCTTGTGGATATTGAGTATAAAATAATTGGTAGTTCCCTGTGGGCAAGAAGACTTGCATTATGTTTGCAAGTAATGGGTAGATTTTCCATTGGTTTTCCTCTAGAAACTTGTCCCAGGCTTCTGATTCTTCGGGATAATTTCCAGAAAGTTGAATATGATATTCTGTTTGTTCCGGAATAAATAAATTGGTTACTACCTGAATTTCGTCTGATTCCTTTTTGTATTGAGTAATGGGATACCAGATGCCTTCGGTTTTCCATTTATTGAGCTGGAACAAGGACATGCCCTGTTCCAGTACGTTTAAGAGTTTATATAAGTTTACCATAGTGATTATTTATTAAGTTGGTTAACTAATTCTGATACTGCAAGTTGTTGGAAGATTTCTGTTTCCCTGTGGTCTGATTCCCATTTTTCGATAGAATTGTAGATATTGGTATATTGGGATATCATGTCCTCATCTTGTTCATCGTCTTGGATAAATTCCCGGAGATGTTTTTTGAGTCCGGTTATGATATAATCCTGATGTTCTGGGGTTAATTGAAGGCTTCCGAATAAGATAGCCTCTACCTGTGAGGGTGAATAATCGTAATATTGGTCGTCGGCACCCTTTGTTAAGTCCATGTGAGAAATAATGTTTTCCCTGAGATTTTCGAAGAGAACTTCCTCTGAAGCATATGTGATGATATATCCTGAGATATAAGCAGCCAAAAGTTCATCTTCTAAGTCGATTGAGTAAACTTGGATATTGGTAGCTTCCTTGTTAATGAGAAGACCATCGGAGTAATCATAAGTATAAATGGGGTGGGAAGCAAGCAGTTCCCGGATGGCCTCTAAATTTTTTAATTCTTTCATAACGTGTCTATATTAAAATTATTTGAGAAATATTTCTCATTGCAAATATACAAAATTATTTCTAAACTTGTTTTTATAACTACTTTTATTTTTATAAATAGGGAGGTTCTGGGAAGTATTTTGAGTGCCTCCCAGTCCCAGAGGGTTTTGTTAATATTGCCCTGTCATAGTAATGATAATGAAAAGGGATTCATCATTGAAATGTACCTGGATAGTATCTCCATATGAGTTTGACATGTAATGATGATTAGGATTAAGTTCTTTTAATGGGTGATGTTCATCCCAATGAGAATTAATGAATTCTATCACGTATTGTTCAAAAGCATCGGATTCTCTGCAGTAGGTTTCTACCTTTTCGTCATCGTCTATAGGATACTTCCGGAATTGGAGATTGAGAGTTCCCATGTATGATTCATCCGGATTTGAGATTTCGTTAACTGATTGAGCAGTGTAACCAAAAGCATCAAGAGTTCCATCAAAGTAACCCATAATGTGATTTGAGATTTCGTTAATAGTTGTCATAAGAAATAAGTTTTGTGACCCCGTTCGAGGTCGATTAATAATTATATTTATTTTTCTCTTATGCAAATATAGAAATAATATTTTAAATATGCAATAATTAAGGGAGCCCAATTTTAAATATGCAATAATTAAGGGAGCCCAGATGTTGGTGTTTCTGAACTCCCTGAGGATATATTAACTGGTTAGGGATTAGTATAATTCATCGGCCAGCATTGGTTCCTTGGGCTTATTTAATTTCTCCTTAGAACGTCTGGTAGCCCAATTCTCGTAGGGTTTGTAACTAAAGGTACGAGTTGTTTCATCGTATGCAGCATATACCATTTGTTTACGGGATATTCTCTTCCCGTAAGTTTTCTTAAGATTAGCAAACCAATCTAGATACTCCTGTAAAGAGTTAAAGATTTCTTTGTGCCCGTCTAAATCATTTTTAGGACGGGTTTTCCATGTTGCTTCTATATAGCATTGGTGTAAAGTGATTGAAATAAAGTATCGGCACCAGCTACCACCAAAGATAGTGCCCGTGGAGAATTCTATCTCCCGAGCAACTAATGGACTAACGTTATACTTTGTCATGCGATTGAGAAATTAAGTTGGAAAATCCAGTTGTTTCTATCGAGTTGATTGAATGATATGAACCTCCCATCGTTATCGGTAAATTCATTCATGAATTGAACTGCAGCAGATGCTAATTGCCCCTTATAGGGATTAGTATCGGCAGTTATGATTGATTCGAAAATGAAAGAATAATAGGTGGTATCATAGATTTGTACCTGATTAATGTCCAAGCAATTGAGTTTGTAATCATCCTCTAGTTTGATTAAGAGTCCCATTAGAAGATTAAGAAGATTACCCTGTTCATCAGAGTCAAGTTCAAATGTAGATTTCTTTTCTAAGAAATTGCGAACTACCTTAGTTAGTTCGTCTGCCTGATTGTAAGTTACTGAGTTCGTTTTCATATTTTTGTCTATTTTTAAATTGATATGCAAATATAAGCATTTTTATTTTTATAGAAAAATATATCTATTTTATTTTTAAGGAGGCTGAGGATGTGTATACGCTAAGAAAGGCAGTGGATTAGACTGCCTTTCAATTATTAAGGTAATTGGGGAGTTAGCAAGTATAGAGCCTCTCTTATGATTGAACTCTCCATAGGTTCTAAAGAGGGTTCCTTATGCATTAGCCCACCTTTCTTCTTCTCGTTTTCAAATACTTCATATATGGCTTGCTTTAGTTTAGTAGCTAATACCTCTGATAACTCCTGAGATTTAAGAGAGATAAGTAACCCTTTTCGTATTTTCTCAACATCTTGGTCATTCTCAGTAATGGGTTTTACTTCTACCAATTCTTGTATACCTGAGGAATATTCATCTAACCGTTCATATCCCAAATGTTGTAGGTCATTAATGAAGATACTAAATTCATCATAGGTAAGTCTAGTATCAAAACCTACTCCATGATATAGTTGTACTAAAGGTGTAAGGATTCTCCTCAATGTATTGAAATCTTTTAGATGGTCCAATTTTATTCCTGATTCGAGAGGTATTTTATATACCTTTTCACCCTTCAGTACTACTAACAGAACCATTAGTCTTGGTGGTAGTCTTTTCTCGTTCATAAGCAAGTTTTTGTATTATAAGTTGTACATAGGTATTTCTCTCTTTATAGATGAACATTACCGAGAGAAGTATCTCATGTTTCGGTAATATCATCTGTATGAAATTGCCTGGAGCAATTACAGTAGCTACTACTGGAGAATCCTCCTGAGAGAAATTCTCTAATATCATTTCTGCCCTCTTAATGGGTTCTGGTTTTGTTGGGTCCAAAGTTAGGACTGGAGCAGTTATACATTCCTTGATGCCCCGTGTTAAGGCATTATATAACCATTCATCTTTTATATCCTCTACTTGGAGGTTTTTCATTGTAATCATATCCTAAACCTATTTAGAGTCCATACACCCAGGATATTAGAGAATACCCATAGTTCCCAGTTTTTGTAAAAGTTATAGGGTTTACTGAATTGAGATGTTTGAAATATTATCTGATTTGGTGTTCTAGATAACATTTCTGCATGACAAGTTAATACTCCAGAAGATAATTGAGCTTTAAAAGCTTTAATAATATCTTCATCACTTTTAGTCTCTAATGAGGTAAGCAATTTAATAAATTCTACCTCTACACCTTGAGACATGTTTACATTTCTGAAGGCAAACTTTTCTTTATTTTCCATATTCGTCATTTTTAGATAAGAACTCTTGAGCTAGTTCATCTTGAGTTCTTTCGATTATGTTCTTTACTATTGTTTTATTTTCTACTCTAGCCCACATATATAGCATGCCCAATTGAGCATCCATATAGCAATCTATAAGAGATGGGTCCTTTCTAAATACATCCCATTGTTTTACGAAATTTGTTCGAACCAAATCCTTATAACCCTGGTCTGATATGCCATCTTGGTCTATATAAGCAGATACCCTTTTCTTGACTTCTAAAAGGATTTTCTCTAAGCTTTCGGGTAATCTGAAATTTTCTGGTAAGTTATGATATACCAAAGCATTAGGTATCAATTCCTCGAAGGTAAACTGATTATCGAATAGATTTTTAGGATATCTACCTGAAAATATCAATGGTAGCTTATACCTTAGCAACGATGGTACTACGTCGTATATAGCATAATGTCTTCTATATTCTCGGTACAAGTCAAAATATAGATTCTCATCGAATATACCAGATTTCCTCATTATTGCCTGTAAAGTATTATAAGCAGCATTGATATGAGTATTACTCAATTTGAATACTAAGTTGCCATTTTTAATAGCAATGAGTTCACTACAGCATCTCTTTCGTCTAAATAAGTTCATGTGATTAAAATGTAAAGTCAATGTATATTTTCCTTTTTCCCTTGAGAAATTTTTCGTGATTTGAGTCATCATACTTATGGCAAGCATAAGTCTTAGATGATTTATCATAATGGTCTCTTACCCATACTGGAGCAGTATCAGTTGGTTTTAATTTAAAGTATGTACCCTGATTAACCTTGTTAACCTGAGTCTCTTTGTAAGATGTCTTTGGTAGTTCCATATTTTTGTCTATTTTTAAAATGATATGCAAATATAATTCTTTCTTTTTAAATATGCAATATCCGGATATAACTATGGAAGCTTACTATTTCGGAGGAATTGAGATGCAAATGAGCCGTCCTCTTTCTCTTCTTCCTCAAAGTCTTCATATTGGTATAACTCTGGGTCTTCTTCGTCTGGGTCTATACGCATTTCGATTTCTCTACGTAGTTCATGATGTTCTTTAGAAAATGAAGACATAGCTCCCTTATAATCATCAGTAATTTGCATTAACTCTGCTTTATTAAGGTTAAGACCCTCTTTACTTGTATCTACTCCTTCTTGTTTAGTAGCAACTACTTCAGGTAGAGACTTAATGTCATACCTATCCTCCAATAGTTTAGCCTCTTCTGGTTTATCTAATACCCTTTGTGATTCCAATACGATTTGACGTGCCTCTTCAACGGTGATTGCATTTTGCTGTGTTACGTTGTTCTGTTGATTAAATTGGGCAAAGATATTTGTAGTACTTCCTCCAGTAAGATTACGTACTATTGATTGCAGAGATGTAGAGGATTCAAGCTTTAATTTAAGGGCCTTTCCCAGCTCGGCAGATATAAACGGTACGTATTTCCCTCCCTGAGATTCTCTTAGGATATTAACCTGATGGGCTATTTCCATACGGTCTTCTAATGCCCATGCTAGTTGTTCTCCCATTAACGCTTGAAGTAAATCTTCTGCTTTTTCTTTATCCCATATTCTAGAGCTTAATAGCCTATCTCTCATAAATACCCGTATGTAGTTAATATCTATACCCATACGGTATGAGAATGTATTGATATCATAGGTGATACCACATAATACACCATTACCCATCAGCCATTGATTAATAATGTAGTTGTGTATCTTTATCAGAAGTTCATCATTTGGGTTCTTCTGATATTCTAATGCCATTGCAGTAGTCCCCATAGGTCTTGGGAATCTTACCATTTTATTTTCCTTTTCTGACATACAAATGAGATTTTCTGATATCGGAACTTTCATCATAACCCATATACTCTAAATCGAACCTTACATACAGATTCAAAGATAGGTTATAGAAATATCCCTTATATTTTTTCTTACTTACTGATAAATTAAAAGGTTCACCAGAGATTAGGTCCCTGGTGAATACTAAATTACCTTTCCCAGTGATGGGAATATTAAGGCAAAGTTTATAATCTCCTACCTTAAATTTATTCCCATGCAGGTCTGTGATTTCCCTTGCCATAGTTTGCCTTTTTATGGTTCGTAAGTTTTTTGTCTTGTTTACTACGGTTATTGGTTATCCCCTTTTGCTCTTCGATTAATTTCTGAACCTTTGGGAATAACCTTTGCCTTAGGGGAACTACCTGAGTAGCGAAAAAGGCATTCCATAATTTCTGAGTTAATGGTTCTCCTATTTTAAGTTCTGAGATTGCCCAGAATTTAGTTTCGAAATTCTTAACTATTTCCCTAAATCGGTAATAGTATATATTGCCAGTCTTTTTATCTATCCCAATTGTGGTAGTTTGGCAATAATCTAGAAATTCTTTACCTAATTCGGATATAAACTCTTCCCTTTTAAAGTCATAATTCTCTTGGTCGAGTTTAAATAATTTTACGTAATCGATTGCTTCCATATAGATTTAGTTTGTGATTATTAAACGAGGTATACTTTCATCTGTAATTTGAAATAAGTACCCTCTTACATCATCCTCATAATAAGAGGACCAATATGTTCTTCTAACTCTGAAATTATCAAGGATTGCCCCTTTGGGTACTCCAGTAATAAATAAGCAATGCTTAGGCATCATTGGAGTAATCTCAAATTTCCCATCCTTGAAATTACCATAGGTACCGTAGTCGGGCATATTACCCGTAAATCCAGTATTCTGTAATAGGTCTTGAACCAGAGTAGTTTGGGGTATTTCCTTTTGGTTACATTCTATGGTTAACTTCGATTTGCCTATATATAGGTCTTTAACTATTTCTCTAAACATTTGTATACGATTATATGGGTAATACCATTTTTCTTGAAGTAAAGGTTATTCTGTGAACGTTCCTCTAACTTCTTTAATTCTCTTCGAGATTCAGTACAAATTCTATCAGATTTCCTTAATATATCTGATACATTATCCCAGATGGGTGCCATTGGTTCTACTGGCCCTGCATAGATAACCTTATGTTTAGTTTCTATTTGGAGATATTTAGATTTATACTGATATTTGCCTTTGCAGTAAAGTACGTTATACTTTTCGGGTTCGTTTCTTTTTTCGTTTTCCATTTTTGTTAGGATTAATGTAATCGGATATTTCATCAAGTTGCCCTAAAAGCAATGCCTGAATGAAAAGGTTTATAGGCCTGAAAAAGAAATTCCTTACGTTATCGGTATTTATATACCAATCGTAAACGATAAAGAACTTCTTAATCTTGGAGTGCTTAAGTGAATGTTGGATTAGATAGGACTTACAACATCGTTTATGTAATTCTACCAATTCTTTGTCCTGCTTAAGCATCTCTTTATCAGAGAAGATAGTGTAATCCATTTTGTATGAATTGAGATGCCCAGGTAATTATCCCGGGCACCTGGTTAATAAAGGTTTATGCAACTTGTTCTGGTTTGAGGACCTTCTTTTTAAAGTCCTCATAGGCTTTAGCCGCAACCTTAAACTCCTTAGAGTTTGTATCTTTGATACGAGCCATTGCAAGTTCCAATCGATGGAGTTCGTTTCGAGTTTGTTGTCTCCATTTCTTCCGAGCAAGAGTATCAACTACATCGGCAGGATATACGTATTTAACTTCCCGATTAGAAATTACCTGTTCGATGATGGATGGTTTTTGTTGTTCCTTAACTTCCTTGACAACCTGTTCCTTTTTGGAAGTTTTGGTTTTAGGAGAGAGTTCTACCAATTTGGCATTGGCAAAATTAGTGGCAGCTTCTTGAGCATCTTGTACCAATTCCTTTTTAGTCTTTTTGGCCTTAGGAGCAGAAGCCTTAGCAGTCTTAGAATTTTGAATTCCTTCAAGTTGTTCGGCAACCTTAGTTGCAACCAGGTTAGTAACCTTTGTTTCATTCTTTTTCATAACGTCTATATTTAAAATGTTAGTAAAATGATTAATTTCTTTTTCTGATACAAATATAAGAACTTTATTTTAAATAGAAAAATTTTATTTGAATTATTTTCTATTTGCTCGGGTTAATCGGCTAGAAAGTCGAAGATTTCTGGAGGATAGTTAATTTCATCCTTTGGATCATTTATGTAATCTTCGTATTCGTCGTTATATCTATCATAAATGTTTTCGGTTTTAGTATTAGGTACCCGAGTACATTTTTCAGGATATTTCTTTACGAATTCGTAGGCTTCTTCGGTAGTCATTATCTTATCCGATGTAAATTCGTAGGTTACATAAGAATAGGATTCACCCAATCTAGAAACTTCATATTGCTGGTATCCAGATTTCTCAATCTTATATAATTGATTTTCTGGAATCGTCTCTATTTCTACCCTATATTTATACCATTGCTTAGATATCTTGGGTTTTATATCTAATGGCTTGGGCCTATTAAACTCAGAAGGAGCAATGCTCACTTCTTCTGTAGGGGCATTATATTTAGTCCCCAAGTAAAGTAGCATTGCTCCTATGGTAATTAAAAGACTTTTTGTAACCTTAGTTCCTGAGTTCATATCCGGTAGTTTTAAACTTATCCTTGATATTACTGTTCAAGTATTTACCTTTGGATTCTGATTGGTGTAAACCATTGCAGATTTCATAAGGTACCTTATCATAGCGATATACTCGATTACCTTTAAAAGCAACCCAAAGTTGTTTCTTCTTTGAGTCATAACCAAAGCCCTCAATATTAGAGGATTCGCAAGGAATCATTTCGACTCCAGTGTTCATTTCTACTGATTCTAAGTATTCGTTCTTTTCCATGTATATATTAAAATTTTAAAAGTGTTAGTTCTGGGTGGAATTTGAGATTTGCCCTTTGGAAGATTGCCCAGGTACCAAGTACTCCTTGGGAATTGTTGTGTACCCATTCATCCTCCATTCTGAACAATATGTGAGAGCATACCAGCATTTGGTATTCACTTAGCATATTTATCAGTTGAGGAGTATTCTCCATTTCCACGTATAATTCAATGTGCTCATCTAGTGCTCGAATTATTTCGTCATCCTCAATCTGAAGGAGTTTTTTGATTAAGTCTTGGGCAATATCATTTCCATTTTTAACATCCTCTTTGATTGAGTTGAGCGATTCAATCTGAATACTAGCAATGAGCTTTACGATGTCTTTTGTTTCCTTGTCCATAATTAAATTTTCTTTATGCAAATATACTAAAATTATTTTATATAAAATACTCTTTTAATAAATACGGAGGTAAGTGTTAGCGGATTCTATTGAAGGATCTTAGGTTAGGATTTAATACCCTTCTAACCGTTACTTTTGATACTCCGAATAAATTTGCTAGCTCTCCTATTGATTCACCTCTTTTACTTCTATAGAGTATTTCCTTTCTTTGGGTTTTAGTTAATTTACCAGATTTATGATATCGGCTCCATAAAATACCCAACCTACTTATATAATATCCCTCTAAACCTGGTATATTATCTTTTTTCATTTACAAAATCATTTTTAAAGATTAGCCCATCTCTATTCTTTAACTTTTCGTATACCGAATTGGGCAATAACACATCCCTTGACCATCTCATAAAGAATTTAGATGGTTTCTTTTCTGGATTAAGGAGTAATTGCCTCTGTTCTGTAGAGAATTTAACCCTTTCATCTTCTAACATGAAAGTAGGCAGTTTAGTGAATTCTGCCTGAGAGAAGGAGATTACGTTTTTACCAACTTGGGCCCTTAATGGTTTCTTCCTTTCCTTATAGAGATATGGGATAATCTTTTTCGAGGGTCCCCCAAGAATGCTAAAACCAAAGATTACCATTGGGTCAAATTTATCTGCTTTTGGGTCCTTAGCTCGTTTGATACATCTTGCCATCCAAGAGAATGAATTTGGATATTGCTTGTTGTCTGTTGCTTCTCCCACATCCTTTTTATTGAACTCAAATCCGGGAAAGTGAAATAGAAAGTCCTCAGTAAGGATAAATACAAATCCCAATCCCCTAAGATATTTAATGATATCTTGTTGGCTTTTACCCTCTTCAATCATTTTCTCTACATCTGCAAGAATGTCCTCCCTTGGTGATTCCAATTCCTTAGTTGTAGACCCTGCAGGTCTTCCTCTGCCAACATTAGGTGCCTTAGCAGGCAATGTACCAGATAACCTATCTAAGTATTCTTTGAAGTTATCAATATCTTGTTTATTAGTAAGAGTTACTTCTACTCTTATGGGACCGTTATGCTGTACCTTTGGACCTGAATTCATCTCGGTATAGGCATCTACCAACCTATCGGATAATGGGGTACCATTCTCTGATAGTGTAGTGATTCTAAGTTTTGGTTTATATACTTCTTGTTCCATTTTCGACTTAATTAGAAAATAAAAGGCCTGAACAATTTTTATATTGCCAGGCCTTCTACCATTATTAACGAATACTCAAAAATATGATAAGTAAAAGTAAAAAGTGCTCTTATTAATCTTCTTCTTTAGCGGCCTTCTTTTTCTTCTTGTCTTTGGCCTTCTTATCTTTCTTATCGGAAGCCGGTTTCTCTTTTTCCTTTTCCTCCTTAGGAGCCTTACCTGAAGCAAGTTTTCTTTGCTCCATACGGTATTTTTTCTTCTCAGCCGAAGTCATTTCTCTGCCATCGATGAGAGGATAATCGTATTTGGTAGCTGTTCTACCACCATTTCCTTTCTTTTCCTTTTTCTCTTTGGCAGCCTTCTTCTCAGCTTTTTCCTTCTTCTCTTTTTCCTGGAGTTTTACCAATTTCTTGTTGTTCTCTTGGTCAGCTTCAGGATAGGCAGCAGCAACTTTGTCTCTTTCCTTATTGAGCTTGTTTACAAGTTCGGTAACCTTTTTACCATGTTTCTTGTCTTTGGTCCAATCCTTAGTAGGGTCCAACTTGTTCTCTTTAAGGTAAGCATCCAAAGCTTTCTTAGCCTTTGTGAGTTCTGGAGTCTTGGATTCCGATTTACTCTTCTTTTCTGTTTTCTTAGCCATTTTCATTTATATTAGGTGAATAATTGAATTTCCTATTTACATAATACCATAGTTATACCTTCCTAATTTGGGTTGGGATTTCTTTAATTTCTAGGATTTCTAAACTGCATTGTTTTAAAACTGCCTCGAGTTGAAGTATATCTTCTACCTCTTTTTGAGATAAGTCCGTAAAAGTTTGTTCAAAAGTTTCTTTCTGTTCCCCCCTTATAAAATTAAATTGGGCAACAATATAAGTCCCATGAAGTTTTTTATTCAGGGCTCCTTTAAGAGATATGAGTTTTCTTTTCAGATAATTACTCTTCAACCTATGGGATTGGTATTCGCCTTTCTTACCCTTACTAAGAGCTACCTTTTTAAGGTACGAAACATAATCTAATTCTCTGAGAGTTTGATTAATGTTTCCCACTAATAATCTTAAGTCTTTTTCCATTTGGGTCTTTGCATTACTTGGTTAGATACTTCCTGAGTTTCTTCTGATAGCATTTCTCTTGCCTCATTTATTATATTGATGGCAAGTTCCCTTTCATCTGGTCCCAGGTTTAATTCTTTATCTTCTAGTGCATCAGTATAAGTATTTATTAGATTATCCAATGCAAGTATTCGAATGTTCTTTCGAATTGCTAATTTCTCTTCTTCCATGGGTATAAAAAATTAAAGCCCATTACCTTCACAGGCAATGAGCTTTTGGCTGAACAACGTCCTAAGTGTAGATGTTATTCATATGAACTTAAACTCTAAATTTATATAGCAGACATATGGGATAGTAGTTAGTAAGTTAGAGTTTAATCTTCTGATTCTTCCTCTTCTTCTTCCTTAGCCTTTTTGTTTTTCGGAGAACAAATAACGCCATGTCCTTTCTTAGACTTAACGGTAAGAGTTCCCGGAACGAATGAAACTGAAGTTGATACCGGTTTGCCATCCGTAACCAATACAGAAGTAACCACTACACCCTGATAGCCTTCCTTGTTCTTAACGGCATAACCAAAGTTCATTACCTTGGATTTGTCGTTAATGGCAATAACGTCGATTTGCTTGCTGTTAGGGCGTTGTTCAGCCGGCCGATTCTTGAGTGCCTCTTGACGAGCTTTACGTTTAGCTTCTTTTTCGGGGTCTTTTTCCTTATCCCCTTTCTTCTTGGAGTCTGATTTCTTTGTTGCCATAATTTTTAATGTTTTATAAGTTAATGGTTATTATAAGTAAACTTCTACGTTTATTAATAGTTGATAGTAAAGGTAGGGAAATTTCCCTACCTTCTTTTAAATCTTGAATACAGTTACCAGATTACTTTTTCCCTTTCTTGCCCTTACCTTTGGCTTCTTTCTTTGCCGGCAATTTGAGACCGAGTTCTTTGGCAATTGCTTTACGGAGTTTTTCGACGTCGTCTTCATCATAATCGTCTGGGTCAGTTTCAAGATCTTTGTCGTCGCAGACATCCTCAAGTTCTTCGAAGTCCATTTCGGCAAGTTCTTCACCGGTCAGTTCTTCCTCTTCTTCTTCTTCTTCTTCCTCATCGTCATCATCCGATTCCTCTTCTTCTTCTTCCTCTTCGGAATCATCATCATCATCATCATCATCATCGTCTGATTCTTCCTCTTCTTCTTCTTCCTCGTCATCGGATTCAGAACCAAAAAGGTCTTCGGCTTCTTCGGCAGAAAGCATGATAGGAGCAGGGATAATCTTTACTGAGCCGTCTTCGTACTTAATGATGATTACACCCTTGATTTCTGTTCTGGAAACTTCTTTCAGTTCCACTTCTTTTTTCTTCTTAGCCATTTTCGTAATGTTTAAGTTGGTTAATAATTTATTTATATCACTCTGTTATAAGTTTCTTTACCAGTATGGATTTCTGAGTATACCCAGATTTTACTAATTCCTCCTGAGCAATATTGAATTGTTTTATCTCATCTAGAGTTGTCTTTAATTCTAATTGAGATTCAATTGTTATTGCCTGAGAGGCAAGTTCCTTGTCACCTTGATAAGTGACTATCTTAAACTTCTTACCTGCAAATGGGTTTGCTGGTTGATGTGCGGTGATTTTAAAACCTTCGTTATTATTCATTGCTATATTTAATTTTAGTTATCCCAGGAATACCCACCTTCCCAAATACTTCGGTATAGGATTTGTATTTCCCTTTTATCATTGTTTTATGGTTATCGGATAATCGAATTGGGTAGACCCATATTTTATTTTCTATCATCCTATTTGTCATTATATAAGCATAAGACCTTCTAAGTTTAATACTCTCTAATGGAACAAACCCTTGAAATAATAGAGACTTCTTAATAAACCTTTCTTTAGGCAAATACCCTAAAAATTTAAGTGATGCCTCATCGAATATTTCAAGCATATCCCTTTGTGCTTTGATAAATAGTACCTTTTGTATTGGGATGTTCATCTTCTTTCTTAAATATAAAGCCAATGAACTTACCAATGGAGGATACTGCAGGAATAACAGATTGAATTTATGTTTCTCCTCTTGACTCAGCCTGTTGTAAATCCTGTAGGATAGCAAGATTGATTTGTAATCTCTTTTGCCTTGTATACTTGGGAGATATGCCTTGCCGTTGTCCATAGAGTTTGATTGAGTACCTTTCATTGAATTCCTTTTTTCCTTTAGACTTAAAGACTCGGTGCATTTGTACCATAAATCTTCTTCGTCGGTGTTTATCTATGTGATATTCATCGGGCATTATGAACTTCCTTGCTTTTACGAATTTACCCTTAAACCAGAATTTAGTACTACCCTTTTTAAGAAGTTTACCATTCATATCGGATAATTCTCTAATGCCTTGTTTTATGAGTTTCCTCCCAGATATTATATGGATATATTGAAGAACATCTACACCATAAAGATAAACTAAGGTAACCTTTACTTGGTGTCTAGTAAAGTATGGTATACCGGTTAGATGTTTCCTATATAATTTCTTTTCAGTAACAATCTTATTGGTAGTATCTGGTCTCCAAGTCCATATATAATATCTATCTGGTCGTATGGGTCCGTTGTTACTTTCCTTTAGTTTTACCATTTATATTCCTCTTTGCCATTCTATACCAAAGATTGATAGATTTCTCATTTGCTTCGGGGAATTTCTTTTTCATTCTCCGAATAATTCTATCAAGTTCAAAACCTTTTGCAGTTAATTCGAATACATAAGATTTCTTTGTACCCTTGATAAGATTAAATTCATCCCTCTCTCTTGGTGGTTTCTTTTCTCGAGGTTTCTTTATCCCAGGAACTCGTTTGGTTCTTCTTTGCCCATTTTCCCCTTCTTCTCCGAGAAACCCAAGCCTTAATCGAGAATTTCTTAAGGGGTCATCTTTCGAATACCCAATATTTTCTAATTGCTTATCCATCCAATCGTCATATTTATCAATTAACGATTTATCTGGCTTTTCTTCTGATACATTGATATAATGTAATAAGTCAAATACCCCAGCAGAACAAGCATCAGGGAAAGGCATCCCTAATATGATAGCCTTTCTCTTTAAATCCTTATAAGTCATGTTTCTCCCAGAAGCACCAAGGAAATTTGATTTCTCCTTGGATGGGGCTTTCATGTCTTTTCTACTCTTTTTTGCCATATCATCAATATTTTTAAATATTCATTTATTTTCTTTGCAAATATAAGAATAAATAATTTAATCTTATCTTATTTCTCTATTTATTTTTATAAAAATCCGAGGTTTTTGCTCGGTTCGCAGCAGTGGATTTAGGTTTTTTATGCTTTCTCTTGATATGTGTGTTATAAGCCATATCCAATTTCTTAATATTGAATTCTATGTTGTTCACTTGATTATAGTTTACTGCTTTTTCCACACAGCAACGGTACTCTGGCCAGAATTTTTGTCCAAGCTTAACAGATTCGGTTTTAATCATGAACTTAGATACCATAAAACCAAAAGTATCAGCATCATCTTTAGTTTTAAATACATACATGTAGAATCTACTAAATTCATCTACTACTTCATCCAAAGGTCTTACTGGTAACAATAGATAACCATCGGTATATAGGTCCTCAGATATTAAAGCTACCCAATACTTTTTCTTTCCTGGTTTTACTTTATACCTAAACCTTTCCTTGAGTTTAGTGTGCATCCAATCTGGTACCCTATTAAGTAGGTATTTGATATATATCTTATCCTTCTTATTCGACCGCCTTTTAAATGCAGATGGCTGTTGTAGCATCCTTGGAAGTATTCTAAAGTTATTCCACCTATCAAATTCAAGAATTAATCTTAGAGTATCTATGTCCCATTCATCATCAGACTCCTTTAACCTCTTCATGTTTCTCTCTATATTTTTAGAGTTTACCTTTGGGAGTAATTGAGCCGAGTCTCCTGTGAATAAGCTTGATTCTTTTCTTTTTAATCGTTTCTCTAAACATCCCTCCATATAATCTTGGAAATTCCTCTCACAGGGGCAATCTGGTCGAAAAATAGAAGTGTGTTTCTCAAAAAAATCCGAGAATAGCCTAAAGAATTTCTCTGACCGTTCCCGGATTTCAAGATACTTGTAATGGGATAACTTTAAAATTTCACCAGCTTCCCATGAAGATTTACTTTCTGATAGTTGAAGGAATAATGATTGTTGTTCTTTATCAATTAAACAACTCCAGGCTTTTTGTTGAGCTTCGTTCATGATATTAAATTCTCCTATATCTCATTATACTATCAATTGCTTCATGGGTTATCTGATTAGGGTCATATTCCCCAGAATTAGCATAAAGCTTATCTGGGTCATGATTTAAATATACACTATAGATAACGTTGTCAAAAGGTAACCATACTTCCATCCTTCCCAGTTCTGGGTATATAAGGACTTTTACTCTTTTACAAAGATGGTCAACCTCTAATACTGTAGCATCTACTCCCTCATAGGGATAACCTCGTAATACTAAGTAATCTCCCGGTTTTACATTGACTAAATCATCTACCGAAAACTTCTTGTTCTCTCTAGCAATACGTTTAAATCGCCTTACTTCTTTTCTACTACAAGTAGCCACTAAAGAAAAATCATCAAAGTCTTCGGCATTGTCAATCCTTACCTTTTTCTTTCTTGGGTGCATTGTCTCGGTATTACGTAACCAAGTTCTGATACCAGATATATTTCTACGTAACTTATTAAGAAATGGCCTTGAGAATGCTAATTTAGTAGGCATTCTCATAAAACCATAATTGAATAATACTGGTACTTCTTCGAATACCATCTTACCCTTTGTGGTTTTTCTTAATACGTTTACCATAGGAATAATTGCCTTGATTTGGTCATACCCCTTTTCTTTGAGTTCTTTATTGATTTTATCACAGTACTTCCTTTCAAGGTAAAATATACAATATGAGTATGGGGTATGCTTCTTCATAGGTTACCGGTTTTTAAGAATTAACTTAGCTTGTTTATGTACTAACTTATAGTTTACATTCTTCAATATGTCACTAGCCATGAATACATAAAGAATCTCATCTATCTTTGGTACATCAATTACCATAATATTGGCTTTATCGAATAGGGGTTTATAGAATACGGAAGATAAATCCTTTCCAACTACAAAGAAAAATTCTTCTGAGGGCATTGAATTATATCTCATACAGAGTATAGGAACTTTATTTGCTCTTTTTGCATCCTTAGAAGCTTGTTCCCAGAATTTCAATATATCGCATCCCTTATTACCTAAGAGTAGATGTTCAAACTTAATCTCTTTATAATTCTTGCATTCGATAGATATCTTACATCTATGAGCATGCCTTTCATCAGTACAGATTAAATCGGAAGTGGAGTCCTTGTTTGAATGCCAAGCTCCACTCCCTGCTCTATTCCTTTCAAATTTGTACCCGGCCCATTTCGTAAAAAACCCGGCAATTTTTCTTTCGAATCGATTTCCTTTATTCTTAGAGTTCATAATATAATGGTGTATTGTATTTTATATACCCTTATAGTAATTGGTACCTACTCAGGCCTTGGGTCTTTTCCACTTGCAGAATTTTGGTATTACCAAGAGGAAGTGAATCTAAGTGGGTTATCAAGAATAGAGTTTTCTCTTTGAATATGTGACGTATTAGTGAGGTAACTACTTCTACATTATCTGAACTTAAAGATTCAAATACCTCATCGAGAAATGCTAAGTTAATACCCTTAGAAGCCGTAAGAGCTTCATTCATTGCAAATGCCATTGCAACATTACATAATTGTTTTTCTCCACCGCTAAGTTCATCATAATCAATTATTTGCCCATTCCTTTCAATAAGAGTAACAAATTCTTTTCTAGCAGTGCCCAAATCAATATTAAATTCAATCCTAAATCCCAATACCTCTGAATACTTATCAAGGCATTTATTTAAGAACTCAAGGGATGAATCAAATAGATAAGCCTTAATCCCATTATTACCCAATGGGTCATTAATTAACCAGTTATAATTCTCTAACTCTAACTCTTTATTGTGAAAGTCTTCATCAACCTTCCGTAAATTCTTCCTAATCTCCTTAAGTTTTTGTTTATACTTTGGAGACATGACCTTAAGCTTTTCTTGCTTGAGCTTAGCCAGGTCTTCGTCAATAGAAGCAATATCAGAAGCAATATCATCACAGTCTGATTTTAATTTCTTATACCTATCATTTACACTACTAAGTTCTTCCAACCTTTCTAATGCCTCCTGATACTCCTTATCATATTTATCAAGGTCAGAGAACGCTTTATATATTGATTTGGCATCACGTAATGCACGTTTGTAGTGACCAGCTTCTAACTGTATTACTAATTCTTTAATTACTTTCTTAAGAGGTACATTTGATAAATTCTTGGCATCTTTTATCTTACTCCTCAAATCAAGGATTAGTTCATTTTGTTTTTTAATCTTTATCTGAAGCGAAGCATCTACTTCATCCTTGATTTGTTTTTGTTTTTCAATTAGTAGCTTAGTTAGCTTTTCTCTATCTTGCTTTAACTCTCTTCTTTCTTCTTTGATTTTTTGCTTGAAGGATTTTTCTCTATCTCTCATATCGAAGTAAGCTTCCTTGTTAGCCTCTAATTCTTTCTTAAGCATTTGAGACTCATGCTCTACCTCATTTATTTGAGATATCAAGTTATTTTTATCTTGTAATGCAATGCCTTTAGCAAGGTTTAAGAACTCTAAATCAAATACTTCTTCGAATATCTTTTTCTTATCCGAATTAGATTCTTGTATAAGTCTCTTTATACCCTGACCAAACATGATTGAATTCATAAACAGAGTATATGATAAACCTATCTCTCTGTTTATAAAATCTTGTATCTTCCCCTTCCCTTTGATATCAACTATATCCCCATCTTTCATGAAGATAAGTCTGTCTTTGCCTTTAGCACCATCCTCAAGTACTTCATCATACTTTTGACATCTAACTATCTTATATGTATGAGAATCTTTCTGAAAATATACTTGTACCTTAGTACCCTTGTAATCTTTAGGCCTTACTTGCTTCCAAGTATTTACCTCAGAAACACCCTTTAGGTTTTTCCCATATATTGCCCATACCAAGGCAGAGAGAATAGTTGAATTATGGGTAACTATAAAATCTCTGGTAATATATAGGCCTTCTGAAGAATCTACTTTAATGCACCTACATACCTTTTTCCCTATATATTCAATATTTCTTATGGTATTTACCATTCTATTTCTCCTGGTAAACTCACCATAGGATTTAGTTTTATATTTCCTTAGAAAAGGGTTAAAGGTTAGTCGTATTGAACACACATATGAAGTAGTATACCTACCATACTTAAACCGGGTACTTTCATTTTTAGTAGATAGGCCTCCAAGGGATCTTACCAAATAGCTAATACCATCTCTTAAGTGCTCACTCTTAGATGAATACGTAGAAACCTTTGAGATTTTCTTTTTGGAACCAACACATCCATCAGTATCTAATAAACCAGCTAATAATAATCTACGATTCTCGATTGATGATTTCAAATATAACTCTGGTATAAACTTATCTTTAGACTTACAACCAATTAATCCTAAATCCTTAAGTTCTTTACTTAAACCATGAATCCTAAAGTGTTTAGCCCCTCTTACCTCTGTACCTTCATGAACCAGGTTTGGGTCTGGCAAATATGACCTTAATCTATCAACTATCTCTGGCCAATCCTCTCTATTGGTAGATACTCTAACTGTAGACCTATTACCGGAAATACAACCATCGCCTAATATAAACCCTAATACGTAGGGGTGTATTGGTAATTTAGTATAATTACCATCAATTGGTACGGTTAATGGAGTTGAGTATCTATACTTGAAAGTACCAGGAGCAGTTTTATTCTCAACCTTATAATCCTTTAGTAAAGTCTCGGTATCTAAGGTTCTTAGTCTGTCTTTAGCTTTACCCGATTTGAATACTGACCATAAATGGTCTCCAGCACATTCAGTACATGAGCCATCAGAAAAGGTTATTTTGTAAGTATCTAATAGACCTCTATCATAAATACCCAATAGCTTGATAGGTTTACCTGTAACTGGGTTAATTACTTTATCATTAAGAGTTAATTCCCCCATCTTTTTCCAACCATTAGCGGTTAAAACGGGTTCTTCTAAAGGTTGTGCTTTACCTTTCCCATTTGGGGCCTTGATAAGTATGGTACAAGTTGGGTTTAATTGTAGATGTAAGGATTCTATTGAACAAAATCCTTCTGCCTCTAAGTTTAAGAACGTTAACATGACTCAGCCTTTTTAAGTGTTTCAATTAATAGATTAGTTTTAACCTCATCTTTAATACCTTTCTCTCTTAGGTATCTCTTTGCTAGAGACTTCTTAGAAAGTTGCTTAGTAATCTTATGTTTGTTATTAACTGGAGTACTAGCTTTTTGAGGGATTACCGTATAATAATTGCCATCATCATTAATATCATCTTCCCTTTCTACATCGATGAACTTTGGGAAATTTTTCAAAGGTACAAACTTCAGAGACAAATCTTCATAGATTTTCCAATACCCCAATTCACATCCCCTATCGGTTCTCCTCTGATGGTTAGGGGCTCCAATCATATAAACCTTCTTTGATAGTCTTTGTGGTTTGTGTATATGCCCACATAATACTAAATCGAACTTATTGAGAACATTCACATTTAAGTTTTCTACGGAATCTATTTCCCTACCATCTGTATCTTTTGCACCAGGATAATCGGTGTGTAGTAAAAGAATATTCTTTTTACTTTTATCTAATTCTAACTTCTTTAAGTATTCACTTAGACCCACATTATTATCAATATAAGGAACCCCATATACCATAATATCTTTATGTGTAGAAGATAGTTGGGTTTTTTCATAATCTAATATCATGATACCATACTTCTCTACTTGATAAAGCCAGCTAAAGGGTTTAGTACCAACCTTACTTATTTTCTTAATATCATGATTTCCAGATATGGCATATATCCAAAATCCTTCGATTAGTTCATTATAACATATCTCTGCTAATTCTTGGTCCATTGTTTCGGCCTTATGAAATAAGTCTCCACAAAATAATGCAGGACAGTTAAACCTTCTACATAATTTCCATATAATCGACAAAACCCTGAAACTATTCAGGGTCCTGTGATTGTTCTCATTAAACTTAGCCCATAGATTTATATGTAAATCTGAAAAGGCTATTGCTATTACTTCTTTCCCCATATACTATCTAAATGGTAATTGATTTGTTCCGTTCTCATACCTAAATCGAGCTCAGATATACAAATAGTGGGTATTTCCCAATTTGCAAGCAATTCCCCCATAAGAGATGATATCTGAACTTGGAAGAATCTATTAAGTATTCTCTTACCATTATCTTCCATTGACCAATGCTTATAAGTATCTAGATTTAATGGTAAGAAGATTGCTACATCACATTGATCTTCCATTAAAGTCTTACATTGACAGAAAAAATGTTCCATTTCACATTCTGGTAAAGTTCTTGATTGCTTATACCAAAAATAAGCAGCCAAATCTGCATAACTCCTATCAGTTACGAAGTATTCTCTATCCTTGAATAACCTATTCCTTTTGTTCAGAAGTTGAAAATCTGCTTTATACATTGCCTCCGAACCGAGGGATAATATTTCATTATGTGATACCCCTTCAGTAGCAGGTAATAAATCTGACATACTACCAGAAATAAAAGGTAGATCTTCTCTCTTAGCTACATACTTAGCTAAAGTAGTTTTCCCTATACCAGAAGGACCCACAAACATAATTCTCTTACTCATAATGTAATGCTTTAAATGGTTTTATAAATTCATTTGTCAAAAATGATGCTAAAGAGTATTCGATACAAAGCTCTTTGAATTTCTCATACTTAAACTTCTTCTTTGACTTAATTGGTAACTTATCCAATGGATTATGTCTTACAAACCAGAAAAGGTCGATTAACTGTTCATTCCTTTTCCATATTTGAAGATATTCTTTGTTCTTACTCTGGGCAATAAACTTCTCAATTCTACCCTCATCAAGGATTTTCCTTGCTTTTACTGGGCCTATACCCGGGAACCCTGGTATATCATCGGAAGTATCTCCAACCATTGCAAGGTACTCTACCGTTTCATGAGAATGATAACCGAATAATTCTTTGCAGTTATCCATTCTTATCATCTCATCTTTTCTGGGATTATATATCCTCAGGTTATTTGATAGCAACTGGTTAAAGTCTTTATCCGATGATATAAGTATCATTTTCTCGGATTGGAATTTTTTAATTGCAAGGTATGCTAAGAAGTCATCTCCTTCATATACTGTAGATTTCTTTTTATCGAAGATATAATTAATTCTTAGCATACCCAGCATTTTCATTATAATTGCCTTTTGCTTTTGCAATGATTCGTAATCTACAGATATATTTTTTCTATGTCCCTTGTAATTGGGCAATAACTTCGTCCTTACTGGTGAATGACCATTATCGAATGAAATATAAACCTCATCCGGTTCGAACCTTGTAAGATACATATGTAGAGATTTGAAAAATCCGAATATTGCCCCACTCGGTTTGCCATCGGTAGATTTAAGTTTTTCGAACTTATGAAAAGACTGATGGAGAATATTCTCTCCATCAATCAGTAATATTGTTTTCTTGCTCATCGTCCAAAATCTAATTCATAAAGTGAAACTTCTTGAATCTTTTCCTCTCCAAGATATACATCTAAATAATTCTCTGGTGAGCTATAAGCATCTAGATACCTAACCCTAGATTCCATTCTCAAATTTTTCTTAAGGTACTCTTTAATTACTTTCTCTATACCTTCTACCTCTTTCTTATTCATCGTCTTCCTCCTCCTCTTCTGAATCTGAATAGTTTTCATATTCTACACCATCGACTGGGAATAGATTTGTTTCTATTTTCTCCAGTTGTTTTTTAGTAGTACCTATGGTATTTACTCCAGCTTTCCGTAAAAGTTTTCTACGAAGTTCATCGTCTTCTTCCAGAAGCTTTTGGAATTTCTCTTCTCCTCTTGCAAGAGTTTTCCCTTTCAATTTATACCCACCAGTAGTTTTTTCGATTACATCGGTATCTACCAATACATCTTCTAAAGCATAGCATCTATCAAACCCGACTTCGTGGAATTTAGGATTGAAATATACAGGGCATTTGCTGATTGTAGGTCGAGGAGGCGCAACTTTATTTTTAATAAGTCTGATAGTGACAAGTTTCCCAGCTTTCCTTTCTTTCCCATTTTGTTTAATGGTAACAGACCTTCCTGAATAGAAAGCAGCTCTGATTGAAGCGTAGAACTTAAGTGCTGCACCTCCTGTAGTTGTTGTGTTATCTTTTCCAAATCCGACATTCAAAGCAGTTCTTAATTGGTTAATATATATCTGAGATACTCCCAGTTTGTAGAATAATTCACTTCTGATACGGAAGTATTTATAAAGAGCCTTTGCTCTACCTCCCATCTCTGCCTTACCATCAACCATCTTAGCATCGATATTATCTGTACAGTCTGTAGCTGCAATAGAATCAATTACTAAGAGTATCGGTTCATTGTGAGTTAATTGAGAACGTAAATATATTGCTAAGTCTGCTACTACATCTGCAATATATTCAATACGGGTATCATTAACAATAGTTACTCTTGCAGGGTCTACTCCATTGATTTCAGCCCATGAATTCATCCAGGATTGTTCAGCATCTACCCATATCACATGACCTCCAAGTTGTTGAGTAGCATAAGCAAAGTTATAAGCCACTAAAGATTTACCAGAGGATTCCTCTCCAGCAATCTCAACGATTTTACCATAAGGAATACCCTTACCGAATAAGTAGTTCAGAGCAAAGAAAGTAGATGGTATATATAAATCGGTATCAGTAACTTCTGAAGCTAATTTAATCATACTTCCATATTTCTTTGCCATCTCATTTGCTGTTGGTACTTTTAAACCAACCTTAGATTTCTTTGCCATAATGTAATGTCTTTAAACTAAAGAAGGTGATAACAGAACGAACCTAATTACCACCTTCGAATGAAACCCTATTACTAACCCTTAAATATCCGATTTGTATTTTCTTTTCTTTTTCTTAGGTTCATCATCTTCCATGTAATGGTCTTTGTGAACTCCCTTTTTCTTTTTCTTCTTTGACTTATCGTCATCATCGTCATCCCCATGGTCTTCATTTAGATACTGTGAAAGTAAATCTTCCAACTCATCATAGGATTTGATTTGAGAACGAACTATCCCCTCAAGGTCAATGGTACCTTGATATTTCTTGTCCAACTTAGTTGGTTTGCAAGCACGGGCAGAATAAGTGGTATCTAGTTTACCAGACCCGGAACGAATTACCTTGATATCGTATCCAGTTTTTGGGTCTGTCATATCACCTGCCTCATCTTCATCAAGGTAAAGGTCAATGATATCCTGGTATACTGAGCGAGGAACTAAAACTCCCTTATCTTTGCCTTCATAATCTACCTTACTACCCTTTTCATCTGAGTAAATGATACCACCGATAACATATCTTCTTCTTGGTACCAGGTTCTTGGCAAGTTCCTTGTCATCTTCATCCTTGGAGTTTTTCAATTCTTGATATTTCTCCATGAATGGGCAAGGTTCATCAAAAGTAGCCGGAGATATAATTCCTCCCAAATTGCCACCCAGGTAGAATTGAATAATTTCGATACCCAATTCTTGGTCATCACCTGGAGATTTAATTCTCATTCTCAGAGTTCCTTCTTTTGGATATACTAACCCACTACCATTTCCCTTAGATTCTAGCTGTTTCTTTCTAGCTAGCATCTTTTCTTTTGTAGAAAGTCCCTCTGATGAAACTTTCTTTTTCTTCTCGTCTTTTATCATAATGATTAGTTTTAATTATTCGGTTCTGAGTAAACTACTTCGTTCATACTCAATACGGTAAGAACGTTTTTCTCTAAAAGTTGTTTGAGAGCAGGAGATAGTTTGTCCGTTTCGAATTCAAGTTCTTTACCTGCATACAAACCATAGGTAACTATTCTACCTACAGCAACCAATTCTCGGTAGGTTTTGTATTCTTCGGTAATTTCCCCACTCTTTACTACAACCCCTTTACGAGGAACTCCCTCTTTTACTTGTTCAGGGATAATCAAACCAGATTTAGTTTGATTTACCTCCTTTGGGGATAAAATAAGTACCCGGTTTTCTGTTGGGCATCCGGGTAATTCTTGATTAAATTTCTCAGCTACAAGAGGTGAGATAAATGTCATTGAATAATTCATATTCTAATACTGTTTTTAAAAGTTAGTAATTATTTATAGTTCAATGGGTTAACCCTTTCTTAGATTCGCATTAATAGTTCTTAATATATTCTCCCGACTCTCATAAGCTTTACATATAGCTATGAACTTATTTGCTTTTTCTACAGCTTTTAAGTATCTCTCATAAATGGAAGAATACTTCTTGTTAAGATTTGCCTTATGAGAAACATATTCGTTATTCCACCTTTCATTGGCATCCTTATAATATACCCAAGCATTGGAATAGGCTTCATCCTTTTCCCTTGCTAGTAAATCTCTTTCCTTTATATACTTATCTCTAAGAGAACAAAGAATATAATAACTAGAAGGAGATTCTCGTAGCTGAGAATTGATGATATTCTCATTGATAGATAATTCCTTTTGAATATCGATCTCGATAAGTTTACCTTCAAATTTAACCTTTAGTTTTTTCAGTTCCGTCTTCATAAACTTCTAATAGGTTTTTAAAGTCTTCTTTACTAAATTCCCCTTTGCTTATTGCTTTAGTTACTTGAGCAAAAGCCATTTGATAAGAGAGTTTCATACCGGGCAAATTAAGAAGAGATTTATAGATGCTTATCTTATCTACCAAAGCCATTAATCTTAAGTCGCATAAGTTATCAGTACCACCTCTATCGAGTAATGCTAAAAATGCAGCCCAATAAATATGGGTGGCATCTTCATAAGCAAGTTTACCATCCTCATCCGTAGCCATTACTTTAAAAGCCAATCCCTCTAAAGTAGTAAGATTAGTTTGTACTTGAGATAACTGAGTCTTTAATCGGTTAAGTAACATTTTTTCTTGTCCACTCAACCTTAGATTAACCACATCTAAATACTTAAGTAAATTTTCGATAGAATAACCTAAGCAACCTGCAACCATATAAGTAAGGGCAGTTAACTTACTTGCATTATCAATCTCTTTCTGTGTTGCCATAATTCCATAAATTTATATTATTTATGTAGACATAGTATCTTCTCTTTTCACTCCTGTAATGGTAGATACTGAATCTGAATGCTTTATATTAGTTTTACAATTAGGACATTGTACTATCCTAAAATAATCTCCAGATTTTTTATAAACCCAAAAAGTTTCACTGGTATCATATTCAAATTCGCAATCACATACTGGGCATTTAGCCCTCCATACCGTGGGCCCGTTTAAAATCTTCTTCATAACGTTTTCTTTTCTTAATATATTTATATACTAACATTGGTGATATCTCATACTTCTTAGCAAGTTTTGCTTTTATCATACCAGTATCATACTCATAAAGTAATTGAAGTATATCGGGTCTACTTAACTTTGTATCTGAAAATTTAAACCTACCCTCTCTAATACATTGTTGAGTATTTTCCTTAGCAGTACCCCAATATAAGTTCTTATAATGATTATGAGTTCTTATATTATCCTTATGACATACATACTTATGATTATTTGGGTTTGGTACATATACTAATGCTACTAATTGATGAATGTTATAAGTATACCTATATCCATTCGTATCCCTAATAGAAACTATAACGTATCCGTTATTTTTAATTCGATTAAGGGATAATTTTACCCAACCTTTACCCTTATAATTAGAATATACCTTACCATTCTTGGTAACATGGTAATTAGGGCAACCAATGCAATCTAAGTTTCCCTTTAAAATCTTCCTCATACTGCTTTATCTCTTTACTAAACAATTTAGGATAATCCTTAATGATTACATTCTTATACTTCTTATGTTCTTCCATATACTCCTCTACTGAGAAATCTGGTTGAAGCATCTTTCTATAATCATACCCAGGAATAAAAGGTAATTCTTCTGCCATAGACCGGCCTATTGTAAAATCCATTGACATATCTACATCATCCACTTGAAAACCAAAATATTTCTTAGTACTGGGGTTTCTCAATATATCCCATATTTTAAAAACAGTCCAAGTATTAATATATTCAGGCTTTGAGTAAAAATAGGCTGCATCATGAACAGTTGCTACTTCAAGCATACGTGGTAATTTACCTTGTCGCATTAACCAATAAACAAGAATAGCTCCGAAGTTGGTCATATTTGCTGCAGCACCTTGACATGGGAAATTAAGTCCCAAACGAATAGCATAAGCAACTTCTTGTTTGTCGTTTGAGTATATCTGGGGTAATCTTCTCTTAGTACCAAATAACTGGGTATAATACCCATGCTTACGAAGAAATTTCTCTTGCTTCTCTTTGAACTTAAGTATCTTTGGGTGTTTCTCAAAGAACTCCGCCATTTCTTTATGGGCTTCTTCTTTAGTAACTATAATACCAGCTTTTGGGTCGGATAATTTTACTGCAAGTAAAGCTTCTCCAATACCATAAATCAAACCGAATGCAATTTGCTTAGCTTGTTTTCTTCTAATCTTCCATAATTTATGGTCAGGATGATTTTCATCTTCGTATATTTTAGAGGCTTCCTCAATTGATACTCCATATTTTGCTGCTGCTATACCCAAGTGAGGGTCAGCCCCCTTTGCAAAAGCATCAAGATATGTTTCATCACCCGATAGATGAGCCATCATTCTTAACTCTGCCTGTGAGTAGTCAAATGCCATATATAAATATCCCGGAGGAGCAACTAATTGTTTCTTGATATTGGGGTCTACCGATGTCTTTGGTATCTGCTGCATATTTGGGTCTGCAGAACTAAACCGATTAGAGTCTGTACCATGTATATTATACCTACCGTGTAATCTAGAATCATCTTGTACCTTTTCCCACCATCCATAAATATAGGTCTTATACATTTTCTCTAACCCTCGTAATTCAAGAAGCTTATCAAGGAATATTGCCTTTGGTGAATCTGGCTTTTTAATCGTTAACCTAAGGTTAGTAAGAGTTTCTTCATCAGTACTTGGTTTACCAGATTCATTATCCTTAATCACATCAAAATGAAAGCCATCTTCTGAATACATCAATGCAGGTAAATCAACTGGGCTACCCAAATTAATGGGCCTTATTAATTCTTGTTCCTTTTTAGTTGTGAATATACCTGCTTTGATATTTGAGATTTTCTGTTCCCTTGATGCAATCTTCCGTTTATCTTTTGGGTCATTATAATCTAACTCTTCAAGTTCGTCTTCAATAGACTGAATATATTTATCAATCTTTTCTTGGTTATACTTCTTTTCGAATTTCTTTACTCTTGGCAAAGCGTATATTGCGTCTCTAGCAGCATCTATTTTTGGTTTATATTCTTCCAAAAGCTTTTTATTGAACTCAGTATCTAGATATAAACCCTCCTTTTCTACCGATGTTAGTACTCGTGAATTACACATGAATAAATTACGGAATACCGAATACATATCTAAATCCACCAACTTCTTCTCAAAGAATATCATTAACCTAAGAGTATAATCTGTATCTTGACACCCATAATGGCAAAGTGGGTCTAATTCTTTTTTATCCCAAGGTATTTTATCAAAAGCATCTTGTTTCTCATAATTACCATGCTCAGGCAAATACCTTCTTACCATTGATTTTAGGTCATGGGGTTTTTCCTCATTAAGAACATATTTTGCAAGCATACCATCTAAACAAGTACCCCTATAGAATATTTTATACTTTTGGTTTATCTGGTCATCAAACTTCCAGTTCCATGCAACCTTTACAATGTCATAATTCTCGATTACCTCTTCCCCAAATTTCTTTAGCATCTTTTTCCAATTCCAACCCGGTGAAGTATAATCTTTTGTTTCGAAATGGTCTAAAGGAATGGAAGCACCAAACCCTGGCATCCAGGATACTGAGAGTATAGTTGGCTTAAAACCCTTATTATATATTGGTTCTGCATTTGTTTCGTAGTCACAGCAAGCATAACCTGTAGCTTTACAACAAGCAATAAGTTTCTTAAGCTCTCTCTTGTTTTTTATTATTGTATACCGTGTCTCCATATTTTAAAATAGAAAAAGGGACATACCCACCAGTAGTAGATACATCCCTCATTATTAGTATTTCTCTTGTAAGTCTTCCAGATTAGATGCTAATGATGTCCAATCTTTCTTATAAGCATGAAGAGAATCGATAGTATGATATAGATAACCTGGTTTTACTCCTACCTCTTTAGCTACATATTGCATGAGTCTCCATGCAAGATATACATCATTACCGAAATGTTGTACAAAGTCCGAACTTCTTTGATGATAGCAAATATGTAATACCTTCTCTCCTTTACCATTCTGACGGATAAGGAAATCATAATACATTGAGCAAGGTATACGTTTACTTCCATCAAGGAATCTTAAATCTGTACCATGGAATATAGGGAGTACTGCTTTACGAGTATCATTATCCCTCTTAAGAAGTTCAATAACTGATTGCATTGCTGAATCACAGTTAAAAGAAGTACTACCATAAATGTCTAACGAGTTCCAAATACGCTCTGGGTAGGTGTAATCAAACTTACCATTCACCAAAAACTGTTCCCATAAATCTTTTCTCAATTCCCAAGCTTTACCTGGATTTAAATCATACCAACCAATTCTTTCTTTAAACTCGGCATCTGCCCATTCCTTTGAATGAGAGAATATGAATAACCATACTGGGTCTCCAAGTGAAGTTAAACAATATTGTTGGCAAATGAGTTCTTTTGTAATAAAATCCTCATTACCTTCAATCACTTTATTTTGATAGGTCTTTGGTTTTACAGTTTGACCATAACTGTTAAGTTCTCTGCCCATTTCGGACATTAACTCAAAACTGTTAGAATATATCCTCATATTATATAAATATTTAACTGTATGACATTGTAGAATTAACCCAGGTCATATGCCAGTAGCGAAATACAAAATTATCAAAATCCTCTACCTCTTTCATTAACAAGGGTATATCTGGTTCTGCACCGTTCTTTTTAATCTCTAAAACTTGGTAATAAAATTTGTTTACTAATCCTATCCGCTTCTGATTTAAAAATTCCTTAGCTTCCATTGTTCTTTTGTTTTAAAAGTTTCTTTTTATAGGCTTTACGTTGAGAGTAAGAGATTACATTCTCAGGATATTCTATATCCTCGTATTCAAGAAGTAATTCTTTTGCTTTCATTGATTTATATGTTTCCTCATATAAATCTGGTCGAAGCACTTTAAAACTTCTAAAGAATACCTTGAATGAAGAGAATTCCTTCTCTGTGCCCTTTTGGAATTTTTTCCATATCTCTTTTATCCTCTTATTCCATGAATTCTCCTCTGCTCCTTTAAGTACCTTCTTCAAAGGTTTATGGGTATGATACATTAGAAGTGTCTCCACATTTCCGTACATTTGAGTCGCAAATAGGTTGATTTGTACTGACTGGTCCGGCCCATATACGTACTCTGACATTCGTTGAATTAATAGGAAATCGAATATTAACCTCTTGGTAATCTCCGAAGCCCGAACTACCATTGTAATAACTGGGATGTCTTCCCCGAATCGTTTTGAAAAAGTCGCAGCTATTAGACATTGTTTACCATTATCATGATGATTATTGAACATATAAGTTATATTGTAATTCTGATTGTACTTATTTCTCAGTACTCTCAGTTTACTACGCAACAAGTCAAGCTTATTAAAATCTATGTAGTTATTCAATAAGCTAGTCCACTTAGTTTCTTTATAATTGAAACATCGCCCATAATCAAATTCTGGGTCTACCCATGCTTTTCGTATTTTTATAAATACGTTATACACTACTGCTACCCCACTATTAGCCATAGCCCCCTTCCCAAATAGGATTGGGTCTAATCTTAAGAAGCCCTCATTAAGTTTTTCCCATGCTTCCTGTGAAGTAGCAAATTCTAATGAATGGAGGGACTCCTCCGGATTAAGTTGAAGTCCCTCTAATTTATGGTTCCATCCTGACATGCTAGTAATTAGTATTTTGTCTCCATAAATTGAGACGTTGTTTTTTAAAGAATAAACTAAATAATCCGCAAGGAGTAAACCCATTCATGGCTAAGAATCCCATATAGAGATAGAAAGCTTTTACTAATGATTCCTGAAAATCTATTTCTTTGGTCATTACTTGAGTTTGTTTCCAGGGTCTACATTTAAGGAAGTTCCTTGCTTTATTAAGTTCATATATTACTTCCCATAAATATAGCTTCTCGTTTTCATGAGATATCTCGCTCATTTCATGAAAACCTGGGGTATAAGAAACTATCTTATCATATTCTGCCCTATCTTCTCTTGCCCAATCGGTTGGACTTAGTATAGGGTATCTCCTTACACTTCGATGATCTGGGTACTTGATGAGTAGGTCTTTGACTCCGATTGCCATTACCTCAAATAAACTCTTTGCATCTTGGTATTTCAGAATATCTTCTGGCAATATATTAGAATACAAAAGCAAAGCAAAGAAGAATCCCAAGGCATCTGCTTGTTCCTCATTTGCATTTGCTAGATGATTTAATACCTGAGTGTATTCTTCTGAGGTTAAGCAATCATTATTCCATCCATAATCACGATATATAGATACTACTTCATCGGTAGATTCGAATCCTTCGGTTAATTCCTCAATAACCCTACCAATAAAATCCTTTAGGATAACTTGGTTCTTTGGGTTATTTATATCTAAAGGATAATCAGGTAACCTTTCTATCTCTTTATACCCAAAGAATTGTTCTATCCCAAGATCATACATTTCTTGTAGTATCCGTGCCTCAGTTTCTTCTACCTGAGGCACTTGTTCATTTATATTCCTTATGTCCACTATTTTATGTTTTGAGATGAACCAAATCCTTTATCTCCTCTGCTTCCCCACATTTGTGATTCAGTATAAAACTCCTCTTGCTGAATCTCCTCTGGCTCGGTAATATAAATGGGTACATGAATAAATTGTACCAGCTTTTGACCAGCCTCGATAACCTGAATTTCTTGAGAAGTGTTATATATCCCAATATGTATCTCTCCAACATAAGGGGAATCCACTATCTCGGCAGTAAAGATTAACCCTTTCTTAGTAGCTATACCAGATTTGTTTGCTGCCATTAACATAGATACAGGAGGTTCTAGCAAACCTTTGATACCAGATGGGATAAGTATACGATGACCTGGTTTTAAAGCTATATGCCTTACAAAGGATTCACCAAAAGGAACATCTAAATCATAACCTTCGGAGTCGAATTCATTTTTAGAATGAATATCCTCAGGGTATAAATTAGTTGGTATATAAAAATCTAACCCAGCATCATTTGGGTTTGCTCTGTTGGGAGATACTACCTCCCTTACTTTGATAAATCTAAATCTGTTCATAATATATTACATTTACGTAAAAGTTGTCCAAAGGTTAATTTCTCGGGTCTAGAAACATGTACTCCCAATGAATTACACATCCTGATTACATCGGTAGAACCCTCCATACATAAATTAGCAAGTACATCTTCTTGCTTTACAAAATAGTTTGGGTTGTTAAGGTATACCTTGAACATAGCCCATATCATCTCTATTGGTTTCATTATTTAGTACACTCTTTATAAAGTTCTCTAATACGTTTTCTTGGTACTTCAAATTTCTCAACTGTCTTTGAGATAATTTCTTTTTTCTCTTTGCCTTTCCGAATCAAGCATCGGATGTATTTCTTGATACCAACGGTATCTTCAAGTACATCCAAATCCTTGTATTGATTCTTCTGTTCAAGTTCTTTTCTTGTAATGTTCAAGTTCTGTGACATCTTAAATGCACATAGCTCTGAGTCTCCGCATAATTTACATTCTTTAGTGGATAAATCATACCCAATACCAAAGCATGGATCTCCGTTAGTACCCAATTGACTAACATCTATTGGTGTAAGTACATCATGTTTTGATAAATCAGGAAGTTGTTTCTTTTTCTTTGCCATCTCATTTTTCTTTATAAATGTATATGTTAGTAATATCATCTAAGGTTACATATGAATAACCAATGTTATTAATAAATAGTTCCCTGAGTTTAGATAATTCTGGGCAAGATTCTGGGTCAGTAGTATCTTGTTGTAATTTGATCCCTAATCCAGATCCCCAATATAAACTAAATGAATGGGTATAAACATCCGGGGTATATCTCCAGTGTTTAATAGGGGTTACCCATGCCAAATCCCTGCAATTGAATACATGTTTGGGATTACTGGCAGGTGGGTTCATCCCATTTAATATTCGGTCTATCAGTTTCATTATATATTGTTATTTGGTTTCCTTAATAATATCCAGCAGTAGATACCTGATGCGGATATTTGTATTATTCTATATCCTTCCGATTGTAATTGTATTAATCGTTCATCAGTATCTTCCCTGATACATATAATTTTATCTTTATTCATAATGCCCGTATGCTTATTAGGATGTAATTATTTCCTCCTACGGAGAAAAGTAATTACTCATAGTACTTCTAGTTAACTCTGAATAAGGCTATGGTTAGGATGTTTCTTCCATAGTTTGTCTAATAAGATTACTTTCAATTCTTGTCTCTGATAATATTGCTTCCTATGTTTTCCATGCCTATCTAAATAATTACCAGGATAGTGAAGGTCATCAAGGTACACTTTCTTTTTCGATTTATCGGTTCTTACCAAACGACCAAGGAACTGAATAGATTTTTCTTGACTATCCATACTTGCTGCGTTAAGCAAATACCTTAGCTTAGGAAAGTTTTTGCCCCGAGCAATGATTGTAGTTGATACCAAGATATCAATTTTGCCGTCCCTAAAATCTTTCATTATTTGTTGTCTTAATTTAGATTTGGTATTAACATGCACATAGGCAATATTATAGGCATCGCCCAGTTTCTTTTTAAAGAACTTATATAGATTTTCACAATGTGCAATATGCTTGCATACTACGAGAGCAGGGTATCTGCCTTGATTAAGGTTCCATAGTAATCTATTATAAGCCATTAACCAAGCTGTATAACAATTGGTGATTGAATCATCGTATATTTCCTTATAGGAAATACAATCAGATTCCCAATTACCATACCAGGGTTTACCAGGTACCATCTTTACAACGGTTTTTGTTGAGTAACCCTTTTTGATAGAATCCTTGAGTTTGAACTCGGCAATCACTTTACCAAAGAAACATTCAAGGTTCATATTCTTAACTTTATCTTTAGCAAGCTTACTCATATAGATGGTACCAGATAGTCCTATACGAATACGAGTATTGAATAACCGGGTGATTACATTCTGATATTGCTTACTACCTCCCTGGTCAGCCTCATCCACAAGTACCATGTCTATCTGAGATAATTCTTTTTGATAGAACCTCATATTACGAGAAATAGATTGAACCATACCTATGGTGAAATTACTCCAGTTTAAAACCTTGCCTTGAACAAAAGTGATATCTTCTCCGGGAAGATATTGCTTAAATTCTTCTCTAGCTTGATTTAACCAATCCGAATCATTAGTTATTAGCAAAGTCTTTAACTGCTTCTTATAGGATAAATATAAAGACGACATGATAAGTGTTTTACCTGCATTAACAGTGTAATCTAATACGCCAATATGAAAAGGTGTATTCCCTATCTTATTATTGATAACTGCCTTAACAGCTTTCTCTTGTTCTGGTCTCAATTGATATTTACCTATTTTGGTAACTACTTTACTGACTTTAGGTAAAGGTTGTCTCATATCTACAACTTTAGGTTTAATCCCCATCTCAATACACATATCGTATACTTTGGGAAGTAAACCTATTTTAAATTGCCCGGTCTTGGTGATGTAATGGATCTTACCATCCCAATTCTGCATACCTCTTTGCCTTGTACGTAAATAGAAGGCATTCGGATGTCGAATGGCAAACTCATTATAGAGTTTTTGTGCATACTTGAGAGGTATATCAAGTTCACACATATTACCATTCTGAATAATTATCTTACTCATACTAATCTTTTATTTTATCCCAGAGACTTCCCTCTACTTGAGGCTCATCATCCAGGAGTTGTTTACTCTTATTCTTATATAAGTATTTATTATATCTTTCAATGGCTTTATCATTGTACATCTGACTTGGTTCTGGTAAACCATTACACCATGCAAGAGATTCGAATTGGGCATCAATGAAAGATTCGAAATCCCAATGCTTCTTTTTTAAAAAATCCCCTAACCTTACAAAGTGTATATATTTCTCTGGTTGATTCTCATAAGATTCATATATGCCAGTTGCTTTAGCAATCTTACCTATAAAGTAATCATGTATCTCTTTAGTAAGTTTTAAATCTGAATCCTGCAATTCGATCTCGGCCGATATTTGATTAGTGATGTTCTCTTGCATAGATAATAACCTTTGCATAACATTACGATAATCAGTCATTCTCTTTAACCCAGTCTCAATGTATTTAATAAAACCTTCCCGGGTATCAAATTTAAAATCTTCACAAAAAGTGTTACATACTTCGGCAAGCTTTTTACAGTTTGCCCATTCTCGAGAATTACTCTCATTTATTTTCCGAACTCCCCGATGTTTTAATTTTATACGGGTTGCATATAAAATATCAGCAACAAGGGCAGCATCCCCCTTAGATGCTAGTAATATGTTATTAACTCGCTTAGTATTCTTATTATTAGAAACTAAGACTGCTCTATGATTTATTGCCTCCTTTCGAGCAATAACAAAAAAAGCCTCAACTGGGAAGTTATCTACCTCTAAGGTATTTAATATTTCCTCAAATTGAGACTTAGTTATATGGATAGATGGGGAACGTTTAATATTCATATCATTTCTTTCTTCTTTCATGATACCTTATGTATGAGGTTAGAGTGGTTACAATTACAAATAAAATCCATAAACCTACATATATAAAACCTTTCAAAGTACTATCATTTAAAAGATATATACCTAACATAACAACTCCTATATACCCAAGAAAAGCAAGAGCTATAGCCATATTTATACACCATTCAATAATAAACTGTTTCATACTTTAGGAATTTAAATCTATATAATATAATAGGAACTCCCTATTTCAATGAGTTTCTGATTGATACAAATCTAGATATCACCTTAGGCCCTAAATTAACCCTTAAACCAATAGCTTTATAAGAAAGCCCTTTATTATATAATCTAATTATTCTTCTTTGTAATCTGGGTTTATAGGCTAATAATGACCCGGGATGATTTAAACCTTTACCATATGGTGGATAAGAATTCCTACCCTTAATTATAGAATCCCAAGTATTATCTTTATGAGTTCCCCATTTAAGGTTACTTACATGGTTATTCTTAGGACTATCGTCCTTGTGCATTACTACTGGTAGGTTATTAGGATTAGGTATATAAGCTTCCGCTACTAACCTATGTATCAACTTACACCTATGTACTTTATTACTATCTATAAGGATAGTCTGCTCATACCCATGTCGATTAAAAGTAGTTTTCTTCAAGTACCATTCACCTATCCTTTCTTTACTACCTCTAACTAATGACGTGTATACCTTACCGTCTTTGGTTATATGATAACCTGGGAACCCTGGTATATTCTCTTTCATAGCTTATTTTTTATCTTAATCAATTCTTGATAACTTTGATACCGAGTAGCATATACTAACTTAAGTGTTTTAAATTTCCCCAAATCGTTTACATCGAATCCTTCCGGTAAAAACACCACCTTAATCTTTTTATAGGACACAAGTTTGAGCGCCAGATTGATTGCGTATTGCTTAGCGTCTGGGTCCAAAAGAATAATAAATCTCTCGCATTGGGATTTAAGTAACTCATTGACTTGGAATGCAGATATAGCTTTACCCATTGTGGCAATTGCTCTATCTCCGAGAGTGAGGGCATTAAGTGCTCCTTCGCAAATGAATACCGACCTGTACATCTCCAACGCATCATGATTAAAGATGATAAATTGTTTTCCCAAACCGGTGATGTCTTTGTCTGGGTTATTATATCTGGGTCCTTTGCCAATAACATTTCGAGCATTGTAATATCTAAGTTGGCCTTTGTAATAAAAGGGTATAATGAGGTACCCATACGTTGAGCCGCTTGTTCCATAGCCGATACCGTATCTTGAAAACTTCTCGAGGTTAAAGCCGCGTTTCTTGATATATCCACGAATGCTTTTTGCAAGTTGGCTGTCTCCGAGCGAAATATTTCTAAATCCATCTGGGAGATATACGGGCTTACTTTCGGCAAGTTCGATTTTCTCTTCCTTAAACTGTAGTTCATCAAATTGGCCATTGTTCAAAAAATTAATTAGTTCATGGTACTCAGTAAATCCTTCTATGTCCATTATTAATTGAGCAGGAGAAGGATGGGCATTACATCTAAAACAATTGGTTCTATACATAGAAAGGTTAACTCCCAACTTATGTTCTCTCCCACAATAGGGGCAAGTTGGTATACGCATCCAGCCATGCCGGTAATCGTAACCTCCCAATCGTTTAATAAAATATGTCCTTAGTCTAGATTTAAACTGATTAGTTATTTTCATAAACTTCTATTTAAGTAGTGACTAATACTAGCTTTACTTAGCTTATACTTTTCTCCCAATTCTTTATTGGAGTAACCCTTGGCTTTATCCCTAATTAACTCTCGTACCCTATCATGTCCTAATCTATATCTCTTTTTAGTTTCTTTAACGTATCTATGAATATGGGTTATATTGTATTTCTGTTTTAGTTCCTTTATAGTAACACCGTTTAAATAATCTTTATTAAGATTAAGTATAGCCTTTCTAGATATGGGTACTTTACCTTGAGGTCTAAATCTATTATCCCTGATACACTGTTGTATATTTTCTTTCTGTGTACCCCAATAAAGATTAGTATGTATATTATTGCAAGGGTTATTATCTTTATGACATACATGAGGTTTACTCTCTGGGTTAGGTACCCAAGCTAAGGCTACTAATCTAGAAGCCTGAATCCTTTTATGTTTATTACTATCTCTTAATATATGATATATCCTACCCCGATTGATGGTACCTTTTAATAACATCCATACTTTTCTTTTAGGGTAGTATCTATATAACCTACTTCTCTTAGAAATATAATAATCTGGCCACCCTACTATATTAGAGATTAACTTTCTTTTAGATATCACCTGATTTCTTCTCATACTTTTCTTTATTTGCAGAGGGATTATCTTTAGAACTCTTCATCATAGAATCTAATACTCCAGAATACACTTCATCATATTGTTTACGTTGTTCCCTTGTAAATTCCGTACATCTTTGCCTTTCGACATCGCATTTGAATAATGCTCTACCGGAAGGAAGACCATCCCTTTGTACTACTATCTCAGCTCGAAGAATATTATCTTTTTCTTCTTGCTCAGTAGAGTTAAGACCCATGATAACCTGGGCATTACGAACAATGGCAATTGAACCAGAGATATCATTCTCATCATACCGAGTAAGCCTATGCTTTTTACCTTCACGAGTAATGTGATGAGCAGTCCATATAATGTCTAAATGTAATTCCTCTGCCAGATTCTGAAGATCTACGTATACATTAGATATTCTTTCGAAATCTTCCCTATCCCCCGCTATTGATGCAAGTTTACCAGCGTAGTCAACCATAAGAACTTTAATATCGATTCCTTGATTACGAAGTTGAATTATCTTTTCCCTTATATAAGTGGTATTAGTAATCATTGCTGGTACACGCTCAACTACTAATTCAACTCCAAACCTTGCAAGTTTCCTTAAATGCTTTGCCTCAAGTTTATCATACTCACCAGAGTATAATTCCTTCTTAGTTTTATTGATACTGGATTGAATGAAACGGTCCATGATTTGTTCTTGACCATTTTCCGTATCAATATATAATACGGATTTCTTCATTCGAAGATAACCTCGGGCAAGGTTTACCATGAAGAAAGTTTTCTTTGCTTTGGGTTTATCTAGTATCACATTAACAGAATGCTCTGGATAACCTCCTGCATTAGTTAGTTCATTCAACTGCCTAAATGGGCAAGGTATAACTGAAGGTTCTGATTGTCTTCTAAACTGTCTCTCGGTAATATCCCGAATCATATATAAAGGTTCATCTTCTTTCTTAGGTTTACTTTTCTGAAGTACCTTTTCAATCTTCCTCGAATACTCTTCGTATTGTTCGAAGTTATCCAAATCGAAGGAATCATTTAAGTTCTTCATCTCAACATAAGTAGAGAACTGATATATCTTTTCTTTTATATAATCAGAATCCAATAGGGGTATATGATAGAGATTACTTATTAGTTTATTAATATTGGGTATATCATCTTTAGTTACCAAATCCACATAGGTTTTAGATTCTAGTAACTCTTTTAATACTTCCTTTAAGATATTCTCGGAGGGCATCTTACCTTGCTTCTTAAAGTATTTTGATATACCCTCAAATATAAGGGCATGCTCAATAAGAACCAGGTAATTAGCTTTAATCCTTTTTAGGACTAGACCTCCTTCCTTATCTCTTAAAACAAACCGGAGTATCTCAAGTTGGAAATCCGGTGTGAAACTAAATTTGATGTTGTCTTTAAATTTCTTCATATCTATATTGCAATATTATATAAACTAATAGATTTTGATAGTACCGAGATAGTTCTGAGTATGTTGACAACTAACTAGAAACTACTAATCCACTACCTTAAGCTCCCGAATATTTAATATTATTATTTTATATAAGAAAAAATACTTATATTTGCATAACGAATATTTAATAACATGGGAAAAAGTAAAGGAAATAATGGCTCAGAGCTTCATAGATTAAAACCTATGCAGGAATACGATGAAGCTACATTCAACAGGCTTTATAAAGTCTGTAAGCCAGTAATCAGAAATCTTACCCGTCAGATTGATTATAAGCGGTTTAACCTTACACCTGATATAATCCAATCTTATTTCTGGGATAAGATGTTATTTGTTTTCAACAAATACTACGGTGAGTGTACTGAAGAACATCTTAAAGCAAGAATCCTTGCATCACTTAGTACATTCAAAAATAAATTGCTTCGTTCTGCATACGGAGAACAGGCAGAGTATAATCAAAGCCTCTTTAAACTCGATGACTTATTCGATAATGATAAAGAATTAGAGGATGATACCGAAGAAGAGAAAGCTAAATCAGAAATGCTTGATATGATGTATACTTATATGAAGGATAAGCTTTCTCCAGATGCCTATCTTTTGTTTGAGGTATTAATTACTCCTCCCCCTTTTATCAAGGAAAGGCTTGAAAATAGTACTCGAATAACTAATATAATGCTTATCGAATTTTTCGAAATGCCTAAGACTAATGAATCTATGAGATACATCTCGGAACTTAGACAAGATATACAATATTGGGAAGACCGAGCTAAAGAAGAACTTAAGTATTAACACAAAAGAAAAGGGGCGTTTCCCAACGTCCCCTCCCTAATTGATTTTTACTACGCAAAACACAGATTGTAAACAAATGTTTACTCTTAAACAATACAAATAATACACATGAGTTTTAATACTACTAAATAACTAATAACAACTTTATGATGATATTTTTTGGATATATCGTAATGTAATAGTCGGTGGTAACTTTTCGATAGTCAAGGTATCTACCGAAGTCTCTTGTAGGAAAGATTCCCCTATTAAATTCCAACTTACTACGATAGCACCATTTTGAATACCCTTGGTAGGAGTTCCTCTACCGAAATCTCCATTTAAACCCGTTTCTCTATTAAAGAAAGATTGGGGTCTAACATTCTCCCAGTCATTGGCATCATCCTGTTTACCTTTAGATACACCGAGAGCATGCCTATGTCTTGGTAAATCATCGCCTTTCAATTTAATAACAAAGTTACCTTTAGTGGGAGTATAGAAATCCCCAATATTCTGTAGCATCATCTCGTCTCCAATTTGAATACCTCCGGCCTGATATCCTATTACTATCCTACCTGAAGCCTTTGTATATTCAGCCCATCCATCAGGGATTACATCGGTTTCCCATAAAATTATTGAACCTATGGGTAAACTAGCAGTATTCAAAGAATCAGAGAATTCCTTTCTGAGAGCTTCTAGTTGCCCATCAATGTATTGCTTAATATTCAATAGATTCCCATTTTCATCCTCTACCGGAAACCCAGTATTCATTTTCTCTACTTTAGTTATGGATTCTTTCATCATACTGTGAGTAGCAGTAGTATATGGGATCTCCTGGAATTTGCCCTGATAGGGTACAATAGCAAAGTTCTCATTTCTTTTAGTCATAGCATCTGTACCCTTACCATATATCCCAATAAGAACAACAGAATTCTTATTATTAGAATAATAATAAGGGCAAGCACTCTCTACCATCTCTAGAAGATTGCTATAGGTCATATGATAATTGGAATATATATCATTATTAATGATATCCGGTGTACGATTTTCTTCGGCAATCGGATAATAAATATCCAGAGACTTTTTGAACAATGTGTAAAAGCTTTCGGAAGATTCATTCCAATAAGCTACGAAGTCTACTGGATTATCTACTGGTTCAGAAATAGTAGTATGTACTGCAAAGAGTAATACTTCTTCTGTTGAACCTTGGGTTCCCTGAATATTCTCAATAGTAATCGTTTGTTCATCGGATATAAATACATACCCATCTCTTGAAATACACCCAAAGTTCACGTCTGGCAATTCTCCATCTTCTGAAGCCTTTGCCATATACCTTGCCATAATCCTATCCTTAATTACATTAGCAAATTTACTACCAGAAACTCCCTGAGGAGAAACAACCAATTTATTACCATTTATGGTGGCTGAGCCAAATCCACAGAATGGCCCCAAACCAGAAGGGGCAGCAATTGCTTCGGCTGCTTCCTTAGATTTGATTATACCTTCATACTTAAAGTACGTTTTCATTGTTCTTTGTATTTTTAAAGTTATTCTTTTGTTCTGCCATATCCCTGAAAGCTTCTCCGAGTTCATTAAATTTGAGAGTTAACAGCTTAAAGATTATCTTCCAGATACTGTATTGTTTTTTAATGCCATGTATTTCACATATATGCCCATAGATACTATCTATTTCGAAGCAATAGCATAATATCATTATAGTAATGGATACTCCTATGGGATCTACTCCATAGGGTTCTCCAATAGCTTTCCCAATTACAGCCCCAAGTAAGATATAACAAATATAATCAACCAGCTTATTTAGGGTTTTCCTACCGGCCTTTGACTTTCGAATGACTATACCTTGTACTCTACTTGCAGATATACCAAACCATAAATCTGAAAGTATCAATATTATGGCAAGTAATATCATCCACCTAAGGTCATAAATAATTTGGGTACATTCTCCAAATAAACCAATCATTGAAGTCTTGAACAGAGATTGAGTAGTAGTCTCTGTTACATTGTCTATTTCACTCTTTATCATACTTCTTCAATTTTCCACATTTGATTACTATAAGTGGTAATGGTAAATGTCTTCTCAGAAGTGTCATCTGATTCCCATTCCAACTTTTGAGGATTAACGCTTAATAAGTCAGCATCTACTACCGTAAACTTAGCCCGTACCGAAGTATCGGCAACTGATTCAAAAATGTATTCTTCAGCGGTAGCCGTAGTAAATTCATATCCGGCTCCACCAGCATCAAAAGTAGTTACTCGGCCAATTTGTCTAACTCTACTATCGAATTCAGCTTTATTAGAACTACACCTAATTAAACAATGTACTTGTTTAATGGTACCCTTTAATTCGGCATAACTTGGGTCAACGGTTAATTCTATAATAGTAGGGTAATCTTCCAATATTACTTGACACCTTAATGAAGAACCATCATCTGCCACAAAAGTATAAGTACCTGCTTTAGTTAATACAATCTCGGATTCAAGATTATAGGTTTCCCCAGTTTCATCACAAGTTGCAGTACCACTTACATTGACCCCGTTTTTCATTTCTTCAAGGCTAAATTTACAAGCTGATACTTCATCCAATAACTGATATACTGCATAAGTATCATCAATTTGGCTTTCGGGTAATGACCAGTTGGGTTCTTTCCAATGACTGTCTGTAGCATCCGAAGGTACTATCTTTAATTTATTCTGATATACTACTGGAGAGTTATTAACTACCAAAGTAGTCTTAGCAGTAGGATAAGCTACAGACTGGAAGGTATAAGTCCCTGCCCTATTTGCAGTATATACATAACCATTCTGAGCATTAAAGGTTTCCCCAGTTTCAATTACCCTTACTCTGTAATCATCCCCATTACCAGAAATACGTTGTATCTTTACTGTAGCTTTTGCAGAGCCATTGAATAATGTGACTGTTGGTGGGCTAACAGTAATTCTATATACTGCAGTCTTACCAGATACTACTTCGAATATACCTACACCTTCATCGGTTTCTCTTTTATCTAAAGTACATTTGAATCTATAAGTACCATAGCTGTTAGCAATAAATTTATCCCCATTCTTGAAAGTCTTAGGATTACCTATTAACCTACAATATAATTCTCCAGTAAATGACTCTGGGTAATTTGAAGTTATGGTTAAAGTAGTAACTGCATCCTTCATAGTTTGATTATTTCCAACTCTAAATTCTGAGGGTGTACATCTTACCTTATAAGTAACTTCTTCTTGGGTTACTACAAATGAAGTTTGTTTTACAGGAAATTCCACAATCTCAAAAAAGTAAGTACCGGGTTTTGTAAATTCCCAAGTTGAGCCCGATATTTTTACTTGATCGGTGCCCACTAATCGAACATTACAAAGTTTCTCTGTCCCTTTATAGGATACTCTAGCTATCACCCGTGTACTAACCTTTAAAGTAGTTGGGGTTATTTTACCAGTTATGGGCTCACAAGAAATAGTATATGAACGGTTATAAGTTTCCTGCCTTACGGTAATTTGGGTTATCTTAGAATTATCCCCAACGCTTCGAAAGTAATAAGTACCAGCCCTTGGAATATTAAATACCGAACCACTTTCATGTTTAGTATAACCCCAGTTAATTCTATCACTCGATATTTGATATCTCAAATCTGCATTCACCCAATCTGAGGTTACAGTTACCAATACTGGTACTTCATATACTTCTGAAGTAACTAAGTTGGGTTGGTCTGGGTTTACCAACTCGGCCTTAATCGAATACCCATCATTTACTACAAAACCATAATCTATAGTGAAGGATACGTGATAAGGTATGAATCTAGTAAAGAAACTTTCTACGGCTTCCCTAAATTTTTTAAAAGCCTCAGAATTAGAAGTATACCCATGACCAGTAAGTTTAAAACTTACGGAAATACATTGAGAACAATCAAAGGTGTTATCAAAGGTATATTTACTATCGTACTGATAGTATTGGTCAAAGTGGGGATGACCTTTTATCCAACCATCATACCCATCGGCTTTTGCTGGGTCTGTTATTACACAGGTTAACCCATATAACCTCATCATGATCTCGAAAAATTCTGATGTACCCCTTATTTTGAAAAGAGATACCGAATATCTCAAGATGTTTCTTACCTGAGTACTGGTTAAAGTAAAAGGTCCCTCTTTGGGTATTATCCAAAGCTTTGATAACTCCTGGAGTTTACTATCCGAGTAGAACCCATTAAAGTACTCTGCCCATTTCTGTGCATCTATCGTGTTCCCATAAGCAAAGGGCATTTCTCCAAGAAATTGCCAAAGGAAATTGAGATACATATCTGGGGTTTTATCTATATCGATAATATCCAATATATTCTCAATATCCTTTGTAATATAATCTTCAAAATGCTCTCCACAAATTTCTAGAAACCTCTCTAAGATGCCTTTACCATTTACCTTATAAGTATCTTGGTCCTTATATTCAAAAGGTAAAAAGTCGATTAAATTTTTGAGGTTTATCATACGATTTCGTTAACGGTTAATGTTAATTGTGAAGCATTCTCGAATACTGGCAAATTAAAGCCAGGGTCTTCATAATCATGGTTTGGTTCAGATACTGTAATAGAATATCGATAACCTGATTGATAGCTATTGTTTTGGATATCCAATGAGAAATCAAAACCATTAGCTTTATCCATAATCTGAATAGAGCTACCGACTGAGCCAGTAGTTACATAACCATTAGATACTGAACGTACTGTAAAAGTAGTTGAGGAATTGAAGGTTATGTAGTAAGTCATAGAACCCTTTGCCTTGTTCAATTTAAATTGGCCAAGGTTTAATTCTTTATTACCATAGATGGTAGTAGGCCAAGGTTTAATATAGAATTTAGTAAGGTGAAGGTAATCTACTGTTGATAAGTTATCTATTAAGGCATATATATCCGATAACCTTACGCTTCCTCCTATCTGAGCTTGCTCTGGAGAATAGGCATTGTATAAGGCTGTAAGAATTTGAGTTTGTATCTCTGCAGTCTTATAAGACTTCTTACCGGTAACATCCATCTCCAGAATAATCTGAACCTTACCTGCAGACTTAACCTTTAACCATGTGGTCATAGGAGCCCTTTGGGATAATAAATTATATACCCTATTTATTAATTCGGAAGAAGCAACAGCTCCACCATCGGAGCTAATATATACTGTAAGCTTTCTACCGCATTCATAATCGGCTTTAGCCTTGTTTACACCATCTACTAACATAGCTAAGCTTTCGAAATCCTCCTTAGTAATTGCTACTCCCAGAGTCTTTACACTCAAAGGTATGTGTTCCTTGAGCATGGTAAAGTTCTCATAGTTTGAACCTCCTCCAGCATCATAAGCATTACTTACAGTAGCATCAGTAATTGAAGAAGAGATTACTGAAGGTACGGATGTAATAGTATTACTCTTTACGTTACCCTGAGAACCATTGGTTAAATAGAATACTACATTGGTTATCTTTGCACCTGCTGCAGGTTTCTTACCGAAGGTTCCATCCCCAAACATTATGTAAGGGTTAAGAGCTTCATCTATTGAAACCATAAAGTGTTTGTCTGTAGGTTTGGATTTTGCAAATGTATCTACTAATACCCAAGTTTCCCCACCTATCTGCAATGACATAGAACCTTGTTCATAATACTTACCATTGGGTAGAGTACCCAGATGAATTATAACTCTATCTCCAGTAGGTATTACCATATTATTAAGAGCACTTGCAGTATATTTCTCATGTTGAATTATAGGTACTTTACATGTGGTTACATTTGAATACCAAGTTACATCTCTAGCAGATAACCAAGAGTTACCACTGGAATCCGTAAATAGAGTTCCTTGAGGTATGGTTAATTTAGCACCGATAGAATTACCAGTAATACTTCTAGATAAGATTACATCTACCGTAGCAGCAATCGCTGCTCGAGCATGGTAATCTACCAGAGCTCCGTGTTTAACTACCGAATCATACCTTCTTGCAGTAGATAGGAAGGTTTCCCTTGCCATATTATCTACATAATAGTGGAGTACTTCGGCAATTGCCGCAAACAAAGAGAGGATGATAATTAAGATATTCCCCTCCGAATAATCCGTTATGAGTTTCTGACCCTGAGGGTCCTTAAGCCCCATAAGGGATTCAACCAGCTTGGCCTTAATCTGTTGATAAGACCTCTGGTATGGGTTAAGCCATTTATTTGTGATTCCCATATTATTGTGTATTTAATGAATTATCTGACTTATCATAGGTGATATCGAGGTACTGACTAGAATTTGTTCCATTTATTACATAAGCTACTTCTATGTGTATTTTTGCATCAACTCTAGTAACTGTGATATTTTGGAAGGTTATTCTCTGTTCCCATGCACCTATGGCTTGTTTTAAAAACTCTTTAATTATAAAACTTAGGGCTTGTGAGTTTGGTTCCTCAATACATTGCCATAGTTTACTACCAAAGTTTTCCTGTCGGAATCTTTGACCTATCATGTAATATAATATCGAACTTATATTATCCCGGATAAGTTTAAAATCCCCGTTTACTGGGTACCAACCTCTTTCCCCATTTTCATTAGTTGTAAGTTGGATAGGATAAGTTACACCTATACCAACTAAGTCTGTAAAGTAATTCTTTTCCATTAGTGTATGCAGGTTTTATCCTCATAATCGTCTACGACGAATTGTGAGAAAGGTTTAGTTATTTGAGTTGGGGTTGGGCCTGATGAACCAGGTCCCGTAGTTACACCAGAGTGTACATGAGAATTGAACATATTTCGAAGTTGTTCTAGTTCCTTAACCGTTTGATTTAATTTCTCGGTTAATTGGAATATATTGATTACTCCACCATTCTCACCCGTATTTAATATTACTGAATCCCCAGAAGATACATTAATATCCTTTTCAGATGATATCACTATATTAGCTTCGGAAGATACAACTATGTTACCATTGAAATAAAGGTTTAATGTACCATTATCATCATCTATTACAATGAGATTGCCCTCAGGAGTAACTATACCCATTTTGTTTGGGCCATCTAACGGTTGTGGTACTTGGTTAATTCCCCAACCATGATATTCCCATAGAGGTTTAGTGGGGTCACCGTATTCAAAGGTAATAAATACTATATCTCCTATTTTGGAAGTAAAAAATTTGACCCCGCCACTAATAGAACCATGTTGACCTTTTGGGTAAGCCCATGCAGTAGTACCACCCATCACTTCGGGGATACATACCTCAACCCGATTCATTTTCTTTTCGGTATCACTGTTATTAACAACTATACCTCGATATACAGAGTAATATCTACCGATGCCCTCTATACCTTCTTCTGTTATTATCTTTGCAGTTTCATAACCCATAACTACTTCACCTCCTTATTTTTAATATATTCTTTAAATCTCCTTAAGGCTACTTCCATGTAATCAAACTTAACCCAATAATCATCTGGTACTTGAATATCTTTAATAGTTATCTTACCTGGTAATACCTTACCCGAAGAAGTAGTTAAACTACCAGAGGTTATAGCTATACCCTCAGCTTTTTCTATTGGAGTCTTAGCTAATACTTCCGTATAATAAGCTTTCTTTCTAAGAAGTTCATCCTTACGCTTATGGTCGAGTACATTGCCTTCTTTATCCATAATACCGGATTCTATGAAGTAAGCTACCTCATTATAAGTCCAGCTTAAACCTAATTCTCTGGAATTACTCAAAGCTTTCTTATCCTGGCCCTTAGAAGTTTTAGCATTAGCTTTAGCATCATTAGCTACTACCGATTGAGTAGATAATCCAAGTTTAGCAGTAGTAGAACCTGCTCTACTAGAATTTCTAACTAATTCTAAATTAGTTATATACCCTTGACCTGGATCCATTGAATGAGTACACTGTTTTATATACCAGGGCCCAGACCATCGTTTACCAACATTTTCAAGAATAATTACTTGAGAAGTGGCTAATAAAGGTCTTCCCACTACCTGCATCTGACATATGAGTTTACTCTCAGTATGTTTCAAACCACCATTGGCATTTGCATTAGCTGCCCAAGCCCATTTATCAATTCCTCCATATCTACTGAATAGATTGCTATACAGTTTATATAAGGGTACCTCTACATCGGCTTTCTTCCAATGCTGAACTTTTACAGTAACACTGTATATACCTAAGCTCTTATTTAAGGGGTTCTTATATTTGATGACTGGAGTATCATCTATGACCATAGTATAAGGGCCTTTCTTTAAAGCTGAGATACCACGATAGACACTTTCCTCATCTTCCAATCCCCAAGCAGTAGCTCCTCCTTTAGGTGTATGCTCTGGGTCATAATCTCTTGGGTCAACATCCTCTATTACCATATACTCCATCTGTTCCTTACCTTCAAATAAGTATCTGGTATCTTTAAGGATATTGTATAAATCCTCTTTTAAATTCTGGCCGTTAGTAACATTCTTAAGAGCAGCATTCAATGCAGCTCTCCTGTCAGAAGGAAACTCTTCCTTCTGTATAGTCTTATTAATAATGCTACGTACCTGATCTGTACTGAGTTCATTAAGGAATTTCTCTTTACCTTGCCGATAAGCTTCAGCAG